CTGGGAGCAAATGGTTCACTAATTCTCGGAATTTTCCTCATCAGGCCAAGGAGGCTGATGCTCATCATCAGACTCATACCGCCACCAACCACATACCGTACAGGCTAGCTTGTCGTAGGTGTCATCCCTTTCGTGTTCCCAGGTTAAACAATTGTGTTCGGTATAATCGTCACAATTCGTGCAAAATCGTATGTCTTTGTATTCTTTCATGGCTTTTATAGGCCGCTCCCCTCACCCTTTTGAGGGGAGCGGCTTTTTGTGCCCCTCTACGAGAGGAGCTACCGGAACAATAGTGAAATAGCCCCCTCCACAAGAGGGGGCTGGCCGGAATTTCCGGCGAGGGCATTCAGACGCTATTATAGCCCATTATCGAAGCTTGTAAAGGCCGCTGAACGCGATTCTAGGCGGTTTGAGATCTAGATATATTCCGAATGCCTTTTGTGTCAAAAGGCTCCCACAGACGCTCTCAGGGACTCTCAGAGGGTATTGGGAGCCTTAGTTCGCAGTCCTCATATTTCCGCTCGGAACAGGTATCGTATTCTGCATGGAGATCGCATTCTGCGTTACCGCAACCGTTAGCATCTACGTGGGGATGGCCCATCATCCTGTGGTAGACGACTGGTGGGATTTTCTCCCCGCAATCCTGGCAAATATAGTTCCCAACAAGGGAATACATGCCTATAAATTGGACGTTTTTGTGGGGGCAATCACTCATCCGAATATTCCTTCTGAATAGCCTTCCAGGCCTCTTCAATAGAACAAAGAACTTCCTCGGCCTCGTCGGGAGTACATTCTGTCGGATCTAGCTTGCTCAAATTGGTCAAGCGTTTCTTCATCACGTCGATCATCTCTTTAACTACTAAGTTCATCGGTTTCTCCTAATAAGTATGAGAGCCATATCTGCATCTTCCAAAATAAACCGCATTGACCCACTCACCACGAATACTAAGGTTGGGGACACCCAATTGGGCACCACGGGTCAGTCTCCTGCCAGAGAGAAGGGGTTCAGATCCCTTGAATCGGCCAAACCAAACCCAACCATTCTCGACTATCCCGCCCCAAATGTAAACATGCACCGGAATCGCAATCAAGAATGACAAAACCCAAAACCACCAAATCTTCATTCTTCTCCCATCATAATTCGAGTTATTGCTTCTTGGTCTAACGGCCAATCCTCGCAGTAAACATCCCCGAGTTCTTCCTCCAATCTCTTAGCCAGCAATCTCGACCGACCTTTCAAATAATGTTTCACTTCATACACCGCCGAATCGAAATCATTCTGCATGAGCATTTGCTCACATCCTGCTACGAGGGTTTCAATCGGTGTTTGTTTCATTACTGAAATCCTCCCAACAAGAACACTGTCATTAGAACAATAGCGGTGAGGCCAATCAAAACCAAGCCGCCAATTGTAACGTAACGGGCCATTATGTCGCGGCGAGTGAGGCCCAAAAGCCGTCAGACACCCATCCCTTTTGGGGATTGAAGTACCGATATATTTTGGAACGCGGACCCTTTTCATCAAAATTACGACTTTCAATGATGGCGGCCCGAATAGGGTTGGTGGTTCTAGCGTCTATCATGGCGGCAAAGGCCGCTTCGAAGGTGGGGTGTGCAACTTCATCACTGAATGCAGTATTTTGAGAAGCTGTACAGTGAGGGTAAGGTGGACAATCATTATGTCCATCCCAAACAACCCAGGAGAATGGAGTCTCTGGAGATATTCCGCAGACTTCTTGTGGGACCATTATGGCTCATCCTTTTCGATAAAAACTTGCCCTGGGTCGTAGTCGGATTCATAAACCCATTCGTGGCATTCGTCCTCGGTGTCCTTGACCGTCAGTATGTGGCCTGTGGCCTTGCTGATGACTACCCACTGACGTTCTGCGTCGTGTTCCCACATCATTTCAATTCTTGCCTTTCTTTTACCGCCTGCATTAGTTCTTTGGTCCAAACGGTCCATGTTGGTTCACACCAAGGCGGTTCTTCATCAATCCAATCAGGCGACACTCGAAAAACGCAATAGTTGCCATCAGATACTTCGTGCCACATAACAACTTTTACGTTGGCAATGTATTCGTCGGCGGCCTGTTCATCCACCAGGAGGCCGTAAATATCGTCTAGCGTAGTGGGGTGCCCCTCTTCTCCTTCATTATCTCCTACATGAACAAAAGTTTGCTTCTCTTGATCCCATACACTTACTGAGAGAGGCAACTTCGTTCCTGGCAATATGATAGAACGCCAACAATCTCCAGGCTCCCAAACAAGATACTGTCCATCGGAGTACTTGCACTTGATTCCGTTTTGAACATTTGTATCAAAATTTGAACATCCGACCAGAAACAGGGCAACAAGAATCAACAAATTATACTTCGTTAGTTTCATCATCGTCTTGTTCCTCTTTGAGCGAACCAACATACCCAACAAACCACATCTCTTCATCTGAATGTTGGGATCGTTCTTCTCCATTGATTAAAAGAACACATGGGTCACCATCTACCTCACACAAAAATGCGGGTTGTTTTCCTGTTCTTGTGGAAGTGTAAAAATCTCCGGTGCCGCTTTTGTCTTGCCAAATTCCCCAAAACTTATAGTCGATTATCTCTCCTAAAGCGTTGCGAAATTCATATCCACTTGCCACCTCATAGACCCCGTAAACAACTTCATCCACTGTGACTACGTTGCCACGGGACTTACTCATCTTCTCGCGTTTTGCCATCAATCTTCCTTGGGAGAGTAGTAAGAACAATAGAAGGGAGCCATCTTGTAATCGGGATCTTCCTCTAGCTTCTTTTTATACCACGCCTTAATCCTATCACGATCCGACCACCTTCTCGATTTGGCAGTTGCATAGCCTTCAAACCAATACTCCCTCTTAGCCCCTTCATGAGGATTGTGCTGACATTCGTTAGTTAAAAGTTCGACCATCCAGGCATTGTGTCCTTCTTGAAACGCGTCAAATGTCGAAGGAGATACCATGAGTCTGCCAATTAAATCATCCAGTTGTTGTTCTGTTTCGGGCGGCGGCAGACATTCTGTGCAAAGATAAACCGGGCCGAAACCTACATTGTATCCCATAGAGATTTCTTCTTGAGTGATCTTTCTACCGCATCGTTCGCATACTAGATCACAGCCCCAGTTCACTTCTGGTGGGTCTATTGGTATTACCATTAGAAGTCGCTCCCGCCCTTATTGATAAATGGCTCTTCAACGTCGGTAAATTTTGCCTCGCATTTGGGACAATGCGATGGCAGCTTCTTGGTCGGATCGCCGCCGTCAAGATCCTCATGGCAATTGCTACAAAAAGCCCCGCCGTTTCCCATGTCCGTTATGATGATTTGTATTGTCGCGTTCATCATCTAATGTTCCTCAAAACACATATCACAAGATTCCTGCCAGCAGTGATGCCCGCAAATATCACAATCATTCGGACACAAAAACATTCCTCTCGCGATTGGGAGATGGCTCAAAGCCGCAACAGGAAGTCCCATAGTGGGTTTTGGAAACTCAGCGTCCAAAGATTCCCGAACAATCATATTCGAAAGCTTGGCTAATTTCAAGATCGATTTGCTTAGGTCCCGTCTTCTGGTGGTTGTGCGAAACAATGTCCCAGGAGTATTTTTTACGATCTCACCCACCTTTTCTACATACTCATCGCTGTAAAAATCGCCACCAGAATGCCAACGAAAAAATTGTGGTTTAATCCTTTGTAGTTCATCGAGCATCTTTTCAACAAAATCTTTTCTCTTAGAAGCTCGATAACGTTTCATTGTCGCGTCTTTGACCGATGGTAGCTTGAAATTATTCCTCCTAGCGTAACAGGCCGGTTTTCCATTACGACCTTTAAGACACCATTGGGTCGGCTTGCATGTAAGGTGAGGCGGCAAATTGAAAATGTAGACTTTTGTCCCCATCTTACTATTGCCTTTGATGAGGAGATTCATTTGATCCCCAAAGCTTTCTTCTCGGCAGCACTCAACTTCTTGAGGGCTTGTTCTTTCACTTTTTCTTTGTCGGCTTTTTTCCGCTCCGACGACAAGCTTGGGCAACGGTTCCCCGTTGGCCCGCATGTCGGCTACAGCCTCATCACTCACCTTCCTTTCTCGCTTGTAAAGCTACCCACCCCTTGACAATCATCCACCACACCAATCGGCAGGACCCCCACGCGATCTGCCACGCAATGGCAATGACGACGGCCACCGCAAACGCAACCACCAGACCCAGCGCTGTCATCCATATCCAGAGAATTGGAGGCGTCCTGAAAATGTTGCAAGGCCCCCAAAAGACCTCATAACATGCACAATTAAAACTGTTAGAGGCATCCCATATCCAGCAGAAATAAGCCGCGTAAGGCAGGACAATAAACACGAACACAAGCACCACGAACGCACAACAGTCGCACGCTTGCTCTTCTTCGGCATTGAGCTTTTTCTCGTCATTTTTCATAAAGAGAAACTTCCGTGATATGTTTCCATTATTGGATAAGGATCTAGGACTATCGTAATCTGCTTGTTCTGTGTATTTCATTCTAATTTCAGCCTCGCATAATATTTCGACCCACCTTCTCCCATCCACTTTGCTCGTCTTGTAAGACCGACTCTCATAGGCATGTATGAGTCAGGGTTAAGAACCACATACTCAGTAAATGGGATGTAAGGACAGTACAGATAACCCGCTTTATAGTACCAATCCTTCTTTTCCACATTTGGTCGTCCTCGGGAACCTATCAACAACTCATTTTTGGGATATAGCGGATCGACATAAACCTCCCACGCACTATTGAGCATACCGACCTGATGGACCCCGAACGAACGAATATTCCAATCCAGATATCTCGCCCCATCCTTGATAAAATGAGCAATCTTGGGAGAGGTAACAATCCATAATCGAGCAAATAGTGTCCGGTCGTGGGGACTTACGAGAGTCTTCCTGTGAATGACGCTACTTACCTCGCATAGCTTGACATACAGCCCCTCATAATCTTTGGGAAATTTACAAGTTGTTATCGTTCCCGCATTGCACCTCAAATCCGTCATGATCTCGCGGGTGAAGTCGTCGGCAATATTGTATGGATTAGGATAATCGAAGAATTCCTTCATTCGAGTGGTATGGGCACATAACTCTTTTTCCTTACGGACAAATTCCAAAACAGGCATTTCCGTCTTCTTGCCCTCGGCCCATTCATAGGTGGTAGTGCCAACAGGTTCTATTCGTTCATAAAGCATATGCTCCGCAGGTCTAGCCATCGTTTGCATACAAACCAAACGACTGCCGACAAAATTGGAGTAGACATCGAAGAGTAGTTCAAGCTGCTCTTTTATCGGTCGAGGTTTAGGATATGGATCTTTAACGCAATATTGCATAAGGCGTTGGTTGTCCATAAGCAACGCTACCTCAAGAGCATATTCTCTCTGCATTCTCGAAAAATCAAAATATTGACTGTATTTTTTGAGGGCTTCCTCCCGAAGTTCTATCCTCAGTCGGGCTCTGATTTCGTCACTTAAATCCCTCTCGCCGTAAATCGCTGGAGGGTGTTTGAACTTCGGTTTCTCTTCCGAGAACATCCCTATCGGAAGCACCGCTGCGGCTCCCGCCGCAGCGGTGCCTTTTAGAAAATCTCTTCTATTCATTTTAAGTCTCCCACTGTTCCACAATACACTTTTCAACCATATAATTACTGTAAATACCCTTGCTGGGATGTTTCATCATTCCCCAAAAAGATTGAACTAAGACGCAATAATCGCTTCTAGAGATCCATACACGGCCCCAACAACGGCCTTGTTCTATCCATCCCAATCCACCACACGTTTCAATACGATTATGGGGAAAAGCATTTTCCCTGGTAATCCATGCCTCTGTTTCTTCAATCCCGGCCCCTCGATGAATTTTGTTCCCCAAGTCTTGGGCGGAAGCAAAAACTTCATCGGCATTCAAAACTTTGGGATGGTGAGTCGCTTCGCAAGCTGACCGGGGCCATCTCCAAGAGCAAGAGTTCGCTTGACCAGTATCGAGATCGACAATGGGAAGACGTTCTTTACAAAGATGTTCGGCATCAATAGGAATGCGGGCATGTCTGTCGGAACAACCATGACACGAAAGATCTAAAATTTGAGCAGTCTCTTCGACAACATCAACGAAGCAATCCGGTTTCGGTTTGTAATCCAAACAAAAACAAACGGTTCCTTTTCTACAAATAAAGTGGATGGCATCCACCAAACTAGGATCACCAGTACGAGCCGTAAGCAAATTTTGAGAGGCCCGTAGCTTGGCCCAATCATTGCCGAATTTCCTTTTTGCCACTACTCCATCAGCATCAGCAGGAAAAGATTGGGGACCTTCGTAGACCCCATCAGCATACCAACCGGGAATTATGAAGAAATCATCAAGGGCAAGAGGATGAGCCCAAACTTCAACAATGCCGCCCAATTTCTTCGTTTGAGGAAGGAAGTAGTGATAAAATCTTTCCTTCTTTTCGCTCCATAAATGCTCACAGATTGTTCCGTCACGATAGTTCATGTACACCCAGAAGTTTCTTTTGGGATAAAACTCCTTCGGTGGCTTCGGCTTTCCCTGTTTGAATTCGGGAAGAATACTTAGGGGAAGCACCGCTGCGGCTCCCGCCGCAGCGGTGCCTTTCAAAAATTCTCTTCTATTCATACTTCACCTCATCCAGCTTTTCGGGTAGATCGCCTCGTTCAGCCGCCCAGTCGGCATCAGCGAACTTCTTCTCAAAATCGAGCCCGGCTGCTTCTGCTAGGTCCTCAACTTCGACACGATGACCTTGTGTAACAAGCATACCGTCTTTGTATAGCCCTTCCCAGCAATCGTCGTTTACCAGCACGAATTTACTCATAATTACACCCATTCGTAAAAAAGGACCATTTGGGGACGTACAGCCCCATCACAATAGCCATTGGAGGACAACCCGCCGACAACCGGAATCATACCGAAGCAATAGAAGTAAAACGTATCGGGCTCGCCAATTCGTCCGAGGTTGTGCGACTCAAAGATCCAGTTTACGTCGTCCATGATATGGTCGGCAAGCTCGCCAACTTCTTCGGCTTCCTTATCAAGATTGTGACATTCTCCACGTCCCCAGGCTTGATATTGCATGAACAGTTCCCAAGAAGTTTTATTCCAGACTCCGTTGAACCTGTGTTTGGAACGCGGGACATAGAGCATCATCGGTGCTTTGGCATAAAAGCTGGAGCGGGTGGGCATTTGTTCCATCAGGCGAGGAACGAGCCTACGAATCAACGGGATGCTAATTCGCTTGAATTGGGCGATATTGCTTATACGATATTCCGAACCTTGGTTCCAAACACGCTGATTCTCCAAAGCAAGAACAACCGTAGGTTTTTGTTCTTCGGGCAACTCTTTAAGAAGACCAGTTCTCTCCCATTGCCTAATCAAATATGCTGCCCACTCTTCGTCTGTAGCCTGAGTGTTGGGGCGAACGTCTATCTGCTTTTTGACTTCCTCAAAGTTTTCCTTAGTCAAAAACCCTGGAAGTGAACTAGAAGCTTTTTCTATAGCTTCTTTTCCAGGTGAACTTGAAGCCAAAAGGGGCAGACTAGCTGCGGCGACGGTACTGCTTTTTAGAAATTCTCTTCTATCCATTAGAAACCCTCCTTATTGATAGATGGAGTGTACTTGTAGTTCCATATGTAAAGCTGTGTCCCATCCGTGAAAACGAAGACGGTTCTATATCCCTCTCCTGTAGGTTCAATATAAATCTCTTCTATTGTTTTGCCTTTATACTCTGTGAGGACTGTGTTGTGAGTTTCTTTGTGTCCTTCATGTCTTTGAGGCGAACAAACCAACAGCGTAATACCGATAATTGCGTTCATGATTAAAACAGCAAGGAAGAATGATGAAATTTCTATGAAGCGTTTCATTTTTTCACCTTATAGCTCATGGACCACCAATCATACCAAGTTCTGGTCCTGTAGAAGCCGCATTTTTCGTAAAACTCTTTCGCATTATACTCGAAAGCCGTGGCTACTGAAACCCGCGTTTTTCTCTGTCTCTTGGCTGCTCTGATAACTTCTCTGACCAGCTTTGTGCCGATTCCTTGTTGTCGGTTTGTGCGTCTGACGACGAGGGCTTCGATATGAACGCTATCTTTTCTCGGGGTAAAGACAATGGCTCCGAGGACCTTCTTGCGTTCTACGACGACCTTGACTTTTTTGTTATTGAATGCCGCGTAGATCGGGTCCATCGACCATAGATGCAGGCTGCGAAGAAGGCTTACAACCTTCTTGCGATGTTCTGGTCTTGCAGTAATGAGCTTCATCACTGTTAAGGTGGCTCCCAAGCAGGAAGTTTCTTGTATGATTCGGGAAGCACATCTACCAAACATGAACTGATGGGCGAGCGACCACCGCTTAACGCGAAACCTTGAGTATTTTAATACTCCGAACTAGCGAAATAACCTTCGCCAAATTCTTCAACGAATTGTCGAACAGTGGCTTCAAAAGTCACCCCACCATCTTCATCATACAGAGGAAATGTAGTATCCATGCTCATTTCTACCCAACCATCGCCCTCGATTTCGTCTTTGTAGATGGGGAAATAACCATGTCCAATTGCCGCTCGTCGTGCTGGAGGACATTCTACCCAGCCCCAAATTTCATCGTATTCTGATATCCATTTTCGATTGCGATGATGATACAAAAACGAAGCTTTCCGATAAACCTTGTCCCCATACATCATCTCAACCAAAATATTTTCGGCATCTTCCACCGATCTGGCAATGACGTAATCATATTGGTTGGTGAACATTTTGAGGGGCGGCTTATGACGATCACAATAGATCATCTCGCCAGTTGATGAGTCTGGTTCACAACAGCACGGGGCACATTCAGGATGTTCGGCCCAATAGTCATCAATCATCACCCACACATCTTTCGTCTTGCCGCGAATAGGATCGGCGGCAAGAGATATGGGAAGCATCGCTGCGGCTCCCGCCGCAGCGATGCCTTCTAAAAATTCACGTCTGTTCATTTAAAAACTCCTCGCATTTTTCCATAAGATGTTGTCGTACCTCTGCCATCGCATCGCGGGGCAGGGCCTTCCCTGGATCGGGTAATTTCCTAAGTGCCCTGACTGCTTCGGGGAACCACCACTCGGTAGCCTTAAAAACTAGCTCTCCCTCCGGTGTTACGCCTACGTCTCTGAGTACCAGCATGTAACAACCATCGTCTTGAATGATATGGGCAATGCCACCATACTCATCTTTCAACGTGGCGAGTGGACGGTGTTTGCTGGGCCTGCCCTGGGTAAAATAATAATCGTCGCTTATAAGCACATTGATCTCGTAATCGGGATAGGGCTGTAGAACGTAGCCCTTTTTATTCTCAGGCTCTTCGGTTGCCAAAGACATTAGGTGCCGATGTTTTTTGCAGTCTGGGCAAATGTAGCTTGGCAAGACCCACCTTCCGCCTCCAGGCCTCGGAAGTCGCTCATAGACTCCCGCATTTCCTGATCCGCAACTACAATACTCGATACCGTCTTTTGCTTGGACAGTAGAGATAGGCACCGCTGCCGCTGCTCCAGCGGCAGCGGTGGTTTTGAAAAAGTCTCGTCTGTTCATTATTCATACTCCCATTCTATTCCTAACAAGATGTTGGGTTTTTCTCTTTTCAATAGCTTTTTCGCTGTTTCCGGTCTGCCGCATTTTGGGCACCACCAAAATTCCTTGCCCGTGGTTTCGGCCACATGTTCCATTGTTGTGCGACAAGTTCTGCATTTTCTCATTCTCACTCCTCAATGAAATAGCAAACCTCGTTTCCGCAGGGACTCTTTTCGCTGTTCCTCTTGATATTCCTCTAAAGTTACACCTTGATCCAGTAATACCTCGGGAACAGTTTTGAGTTCCTCTGATCTTCTTTTGAGGATCTCATACATTTCTTCCCGACTAGGAACTCCTGGTTTGCGTTTCATCAACTTGTCCTCGGAACTTGGTTTCAAATTCATGCTCTGTCTCTGGAAACCCGGAAAAGAAATTGGGGTATCTTCGTTTAAGTTTGTTCATCCCATTTTAATCTCTTATGAAAAAACCGACAATACAAATACCACAAAGGGAGAAAAAGTACGGCAGCTATTCCACCAGTACAAAATCCTTGTGTGAGCGATGTATCCGTACAAATCAATGAGAATGCCCAATGACCGACCCAAATGCCCAAGGCAAAGAATATGCCATTGTACCACATGAATTTCGAGAATTTATAGGGGGGCTTCATCAAAATTCATCCAACGGGTATAGATCCCAGGGCACGGATTTATCAATATTGTACAGCAAATGCTGATATTCATCAAAGCCAACATCGGAATAATTCAGGACGGGTTTTCCATCCATTTTGCCTTGGGCCATGAGGGAGGCTACCGCTGCTGCGGGGTAGGCGGTTCCAATTTGCATAGCGGTCCAGTTTTTGTCCGCTTTGATTTCGGTGCCGAGCAAATTGAAGAAATTCCAAGGGGACGAAACTTTGTATCTAACGCATATCTTTATCAAATCATCTTTGATTGGAGGACAAGTATGACGAAGAATATCGCGAATTTCATTTTGTGGTAAATGCGTGTCTTCCAAAAGGAATTGGATGCAATCTCGGTGTCCTTTGTACCGTATGGTTCGATAGGCACAATTCTTGACTCCCTTGGCCTTGATAGCGTCTAACGTCAATCCACCTTTGGTGTAAAATGCCTCATAGTCTCCAAAATCCTCTAACCCCGTAAGGGTGTTAGCTTCCACAATCTTCCCATTTTCCAAAATTTCGCAATGGCCGCTGTATTCGTTAATCAGTCCCTCTAGGCTGAAAACCAAGTTGTATTTCAGCTTACCTGTTGCGATATGCCTTTGGGGCAACCCGCCGACATAAAGGAAAAGGGATTCGATTTTCAAATCTCTTTCGAGAATATCTTCTGCGACGAAATTGATATGTCCAGGAGCCATACCCAAATCTGTAAACACTGGCTGATGGGTCTGCTTTTTGTCGGCATAGAACTGTATCTCTTTAGAGATTTTGGGATTGCCGCCGAGATCGCAATATCTCACCCCATGATCTACACACATTGGACCAATGGTTAAATTGGCGACATAAGGGGCTGCTGAAACGACAAGATCAACATCTTCTTCGAAAAGTTTTTCATCTACTTCTGTTGCGAACCAATCAGGAATCTCTTTTGACATCTCCAGGCCAACAGACTTCCATTGACTCCTGGCTCCCATCGCGGCCTTGCCATCCCTTTCGATTAAAATTAGATCGTGACCCAATTTATGTAAGGCATAGACAATAGCCCGCCCCATCCAACCGCATCCAACAACTGCTATTTTACCCATTATTCTCCTTTTATTCGCCTGCTATTTCCAAACCTGTCGGCGGAAGAACAATTCCGCTACCGAATTGTTGATTGTAGCCATTCCTGATCTCATCATCGGGCTCGCCAATGTAAACAACATGTTCTTTTCGAACGGTGATCTTGTCGTCTTTCATGAGAGGATTCAACGGCCCCAATCCAATTCCTTCTCTGGTGGCGATGATTCGAGTCGGATTCTTGAGAACATATTCTCCATCCTTCTCTTCTACTTCACTCAAAACGTCTTCGCCGCTGACCAGCTTGATAAATTTGATGTTCATAGTTTTACCTTTTTACTCTATTAGATCGACTACATTTATTAGAGTGACCTATGGAAGAAACGATTTACGACTATTTTAAGGATAAATACGAAAATTGCAATACCTATATTCGCCTCGGAGATATAGCATATTCTAAAGATGATTGGGAACAAGCTATTTGGTGGTATCAAATAGCTAATTTCAACTGCCAGCGTACACTAGATGCCTGGGATAAGCTCTCGATGGCCTTCCATCATTTTGGTGATAAACCTGCGGCTGCTCACGCTGTCAGAATGGCATTAAAATACGATATGTCAGAAAACAGGCGTAAAAGGCTCAAGAAAAACCTCTACATTTTCGATCCCAAGACCATCAACGACGATCCCGAATACTACGACCAATTCTGGACCGACCATCCAGATCCCAAAAGCCTGGAAAAACTCAGAATTGAGGAAATGGCTGAGATGATCTCCAAGGATCGAACCGTTTTGGATGTCGGATGCGGCCCAGGGTGGCTGATTGACCATCTAGAACCTCACGTTCGGTATATGGGAATTGATTTTTCGCCTGTTGCCCGAGACATGGTTGCCAAACGCGGGGGAGAAGCCGCTAAAAGCCTCGATGATGTCGATGATAACTGGCAAGTTGTCGTTCTCGGAGAAATCTTAGAGCATATTGATGACGATGTTGGATTTCTCAAAAAAGCAGCGAAAAAATTGGTGGAAAATGGACATCTCTTAGTAAGTGTGCCGCGACATGGAGCGATGAAAGATTCTGCCCATGTTAGGGACTATACCGCCGAGGAATTGAATGAAAAGCTGGGGAAAGTGGGCATTATTGTAGATTCTAAGACCTTCAAACAATGGGAAATAAGAAAGGTTCAATGGCTGGGATATCCTATGGAATACCCATAGATATCTGAGAGGTTCTATGACCATCAAAATCAAGAAACTGTTCGAAGAAAACCCAAATGTCGGCCTGGAAGAGGCGTATCAATTTGTGGCAAAAGAGGCGGTTGATATCTATGAGCATTGTCCAACTCTCGTTTCCTATGCTCAACAGTGTAATCATGTCACGGAAATGGGTACTAGATGGGGGGCTTCGACAATTGCTTTTCTATATGCCCAGCCAAAATACTTGGTAGCTTATGATTGGAAGAAGCAATCAACTGTCAATTACATAGCTGCCTTGGCGGGTAAAACGGAGTTTTCGTTTCTCCCGTGTTCTACGCTAGAGGTGGAGATTGATGAGACGGACTTACTCTTCATAGATACTCTGCACACTTACGAGCAACTTAAAGCAGAATTGTCTCTACATTGTGGGAAGGCTAAGAAGTACATCATAATGCACGACACAGTAAAGTTCGGCAAAAAAGGACAGAGAGACGACGAAATAGGTCTTGGCCCTGCGTTGAAGGAATTCTTGGATGTTAATGATGATTGGCGATTGCACGAACACTTCACAAACAACAACGGTTTGACGGTACTAAGGAGAAAATAATGATAGAAGGTCACTACAAAGATTGGCAGATAAAGATTCTAGAGGAAACGGTGGACCATATTCGTGATGTGAAGGACGGAATCATCATGGAAATTGGTTGCTGGAAAGGTAAAAGTACGGCGGCAATTGCTAATAAAGTCGCACCAGAAATCCTTCATGCGGTTGATACATGGCAAGGGAATATTGACGAACAGACCGTTACCGGAAAACTGCACCCCACGGTAAGAGAAGCCAGCAAAACAAATATCTTTGAGATATTCCAGAAGAATATGGCCGACCACACAAAGGGCAATGTTCTCCCTCACAAAATGGATTGCTTCGATTATCTCGGTGAACTAGATCAAAAAGTTAAATTCTGTCATATCGATGGCTCTCATGACTATCCCTCTGTCAAAAAGACCATCGAGATGTTGTTGCCTAAAATGGCAGAGAATGGAATTCTCTGTGGTGACGATTTTAAGTCGGCCCACGCCGGAAGAGAGGATCTTCAAGGCGGGGTCGAAAGAGCCGTGCGGGAATGTTTGCCCGATTTCAAATTCATACGCAATTTTTGGTGGTGGGTTAATGAGAGTATTTAGCTGCTCCCCTTTTATGAACGAATTCGACCTACTCGATCTCAAGATCGCGGAGGAGTCGGATGTCGTAGATGAAATTTACATCATCGAGTCGAACCAGACACTACACTGTAATCCTAAACCCATGAATCTCCGCAATAGAAGCGAAGATTACGAGGGTAAAGTGCATATCTGTGGGATTGAAAGCGAGTTTAATCCGAACGATCATTACAACAATGATACTATTCAAAAGGACTCCATTCTAAAATTTTTCGAATATGGCGATGCCGATGTGTTGCTTTGTGCAGACATCGACGAGGTTTTCAAAAAAGAAGAGATCCCCCGCATCGTAGAAGAAGCCCAAAAACACGGATTTGTGAAACTAAGACAACATCTCTTTTACTACAAAATCAATCTGAGACGTAGCCCCAAAAAAGGATGGAAATCAGCCTTTGCGATCACAGGTAAAAAGATGAAGGAGTTTAAGGGGCAAATACACAAACTTCGTAGAACAGATGGCCCGTCCATCGAAACAGACGGGAAGCACTTTAGCTATCTGATGACACCTGAATTGATCGCCTACAAGATCAACAACGCAGGGCATCCAGAATACATGAAAGACAAATTCACCAACATCAAGACAATAGAGGATAAGATAGCCAATCAAATAGACCCCTTCAATCGAAAAGCAAATGGGGAACTTATTCGACTTGAAAAGGTCGCAGTCGATGAAACATATCCCCAGACAATCCTCAACAACCTGGATTATTGGAAAAAACACATCGCATGAAAGTAAAAGAAGCAGAAATCAAAGAAATACGAAGAATCGTTGATCGGATTAACGACGAAGGAGACTACTTCTACGAAAGGCTCCATAAGGGGCAAAAGCATACGATGTTTTTCAACTTCTGGGAGAAACATTACGAGTGGACTGAGCTAAAAAATTTTCCCGAAATCGGCGGGCACATCATGGATTTCGGGTGCGGTTCAGGACATTCGGATGTTTTGTTAGCGGCAAATGGATACAAAGTTCATGGAATCGACAACAGTAGGACAGGTATCGCCATAGCGGAGTATCTACGCAAAATTCAACCAGAAGGAATTCGAAAGAATGTAAGTTTCGAATGCCTCAATATCGACAAAGACACAACAGAAAGAGATGTCAAATACGACAGCGTATGGTCAGCCCACGTCTTCGAACACATAGAAGATCCTACGGAGGTTTTCTTGGGACTAAAAAAACTGGTAAAACCGAAGGCGAAAATGTTGATCTCAGTACCTTACCGCGATTGCTACAAGCATCCAACCCATGTCCATTACTGGTATAGCGATAAAGAACTAAGGGTTTTTCTTGGACAATTCATTGAAGTGATCGATGTAAAAGTCAGGACACCAGTTCTACGAGCTTTATGTGTTTTTTAGGCTGTAGTCGGCCACTTCCAAAACCTTTGGATCTAATCGGGTATTGATATACTTCCTTTGCTTTTTGGTTATCTGCATCTCGACCTTCTTGAATTTCTCGTTTGTGATCTTTGCTCCTGGGGCTATTCGCTTCTTGACTACTTGTAGATCGGAATGCCGTCTTGTTAGATCGAATTGCTTCTCTATGTTTTCTAGCAAAGGAATTTGATTGTTTTTCATGTCCTCTGCTTTGAATTGTTGTACGGCGGTAGGATCATCGAACATTGTGAGCCAATGATATGTCAGCTTGTTAAATTTGGTTATAGGATCATTATCGCCCTCTTCATTACGATAATGCCATGACGGCTTTCTTAGAAAATCATCGAAGGTTTTTCTCTGTCGCTTGCTTGATGTTTCAAATCGATAGAGAGAAATCAGCCAGTCATACGGATCTTTCGTGCAAATAACGAACTTCATATCATCCGTATCAACTGCGGGGTGATGGTATGTTTTCTTCCTCTTAATAACTCGCCCTTTGAAGGTATTTTCCCCATGCTTCCAGCACGGGAAGTTTGTCCAAAGGACGATGCCCTTGAAGTTTGTTTTCAGGACGACCTCTACAACATTCGTACATGTTCTGGGCAGTCCAAATAGCTTGATAACAACCATTTTCCTGTCTTATAGTAGTTAGTTTCGCTCACAAAATGATAACTATAGTATGGCCCTAATCCTTCCAAATAGTGCGATGATCCACATCCCCAAAACGGGCGGCACGTTTTGTCGGCAAGCAGTCAAGGCGATGAACATGTATCATTTCGAGAGTGGCCCTGGTCATCTGAATAACGACACAAGAAAGCATTTGGGAATCGATTCGGTTTATAATGATGTAATGCTAGACGATTGGAGAAAAGAAAAACCCAAGCCGAAAAAGAGATTGGTTTTCAGTTTCGTCAGAAATCCCGTCACATGGCTACAAAGCAAGTGGGCCTATGCTATGTCTCAAGGGGCGATAGATAGATGGATTGAAGAGAAAAAGAAGGGAAGCCAGAGATTCGAAGCACAATGCTTTTGTCGCGATTTTCAAGAATTCATAGAACGCTATCTGACTTATAGACCGAAACTTGTATTTAACGCAATGCTTGGTCGTCTCGGCTACCATGTGGTTGAGGGCGAATGGGTTGAGGGCGACAAGAAGGTGGATTTCATTGGCAAAACAGAGAACCTTCGAGAAGATCTAGTCAAAGTTCTAGAATTAGCCAATGAGGATTTCGATAAATCGATCATTCTCAATTTGCCGGATTTTAGGGTGACATCGAAATCGGATGAATGGAAAGAGAAATGTCAATACACGCCTGATTTGCGAAAACGCGTAATTGAGGCCAACCTGCCCTTATTGGAGATGTTTGACTACCCAATCGACTAGAACTTATAGCCGAACAGTTCGATGTCTCTTGCGTATGCTTTGCGTATAAGTTTTCTGGTGGGCCTATCGTAATAATGAGCGTATCTTTTGTGCTTGGTTTTGTTTACGTGCGGCAGTTCTTTTTTGATTCCGATGACCCGCTTGATGTTAGAAAAGTCTTTTCGCAAATTCTCAAACTTGCCAACAAAGCTAACAGCCATTTCTCCTTTTTCGTTAGTCAGCCAATCGACTTGCTCGCTATTGACCACATGCATATGGACAGAGACTTTGTGTGGTTGGGCTAACCACCACTTAACGTATCCTCGGAAATCATTGGCTAGAAAGAACTCGGCCATTGGCCGCTTGAGCAAACGTGGTTCCCTTTTAGTTCTTTGGAACCAAAACTTCCTGGTGAAAAAGTAGAGAGAAACCATTCGACACCAGGGATTGCGTACAAACGCAAAAGAGAATCGGTCTAGGAAGAAATCTTCTCCATAGTCCCTAATAACTCTGCTTGCAGGAGCATGTTTATGCACCAAACAATTTTTGGGAAGCGTCTGTTGGATGCTGCTTCCAGCATTCTTCGGGATGTGGATGAATATACCTTTCACATAGGTATTTATGGTTAATGGGAGGTCTTTACCACCTTAATCCTACGCTCCCATTGTTTCTTCCTAATTCTCATCCGTTCCGCGAGAAAAACATTGGCGGGACTGTGTTCTTTATCCCAAATCTCACCGTCGATATCGACTTGAACCATGAAGAGGTTTTCGATTTTACGAAAACGACCGGTGAATCTTTTAAGGTCTTCAAATGACGCCATTATATGAAAACCAGACGTATAAGGGGTGGCGGTCTTTCTGCTGCCGTCATGGACGGTTTTGACTTCCGCATCGATCCACTCATCGAGAGGCAAAATGCGACTACCGCCCACACCATGAAATAAGGTAGTGGGTACACCGTCTTTATCTCTCAACAGTCTCCAGTATTTCTTTACCAATACTCGTCGTCCATCAAGTGCTTATTTCTGCTCGCCTTATAACCCGTCCTCTTAACCGTGCCCTCGGATTTTTTTGAGTTGTATGGTGTGGCACAAGTATGGCAGAGAAATTTCGAATCAATAATACGAGCGGCGGGCTTTCCGCATTTATAACATCTTCTGCCCGCAAAAACGTTTTCTACCAAATCCTGCGTACTCTGTTCCAAATCCAAAGAGTACGTTTTCTCCATTTTGTCACTCCTTCAACAAAAATTAAGATTTAGAAAACACGCTGGTCTCCTTAGTTATTCTCATGCCTAAACCAAGAAAATTGCGATTTACGACCAAGCTCAAGCCGATTCGATTTGGTCATGGGTTGTATTTGCCCAATGTAGGAAACAGGACGGAATTCTGGCCCTTGTGCGACTTCGACATATGCGACTTCAACATAACACAATCCCCAAAACGCTCCCCTATATGCATAGGGAAAGAACCCTATCACGTAGTCCTCTCGATTCAGCCAAGCCTCGTAGACTTTAGGCATAATGTCATCATCAAAAATGAGGTCATTCTGCACGATCTCTTCAATATTTTCTAGCTGTCCATTCTCGTCAAATCGAATGACAGGAACTCCATCGGGCGGTTCTGTTAGAACGGGCTCTCCTATATCGCTTAATTCCGACTCAGGACGAGGAAATGACGCACCGGCAAGCAAGGGAGCAGCGGCCATACCCCCAAGGAATTCGCGTCGATCCATTTCAATCTCCTTTAGTCGATGTCATACTCAGTCACCGTTTCTTTGGCCTCGGGCATCACGACCTCGCCCTTGATTATCATCACCTTATGGACTCCATCCTTAACATATTCGGGATCAAGCTCTTCCATGCTCTTGCAGTAAACAATTTCTATCCGCTCCCAATCCTCTGATGTCTCCATGTTGCGTAGCGATTTAAGAACTGCCGCTTTAGTCATAGGGTTGGAGATTCCCCAACCATCTACCGACGCTTCGACCATGAAGTAGCTCATTTTCGACACCTCAACAATCAGGACTTGTATAACGCGTATCCATCGCCATTTTCATCTCTAGTTCGTTTGCTTGAGCCTTCTCGAAGCCCTTCAAGTATCCGAGATCTTTTCCCTTTCTTTCTCCCCAAGCATATCCAAAAAGAAGGCCCAAAGCCAATCCGCTAAAAAACACTATAGAGCAGCCAAGAGTAAAACCCAAACTCATTTTCGACACCTCACATAACAATCTTGCATTTCGATCTCAGAGAAAATGTATTTCAAAGCCTCCCCCCAAGAAGGATAACAAGTTGCTGCATATATTCCATCCCTTTTCAAAAGACGGCGGGCCTCCAAGCCTGCCAACAAAAACAGATCCTTCTGCCATGTAGGGTTAGACCTCATCCGTGGCGAATCAGGGGTCAATATACAGTCGAAGGATTCATCCGACAAGGGCACCTCTCTGGCATCAGCGGCTAGGAAATTGGGCATCCTTTTACTACGTACCCCTTCTAGCCTAGCTTGCCTCCGATAGTTTTCCTCATACACATACCGCCAACCTGCATCGAGAGAATAATGGATATCCAAAGCCGTCAAACGATCAGGATAAGCGAGCCTTTTCGCAAAAATTGCAGTTGCCATATTGGAACCAGCAAACATCTCCAAAACCGTTTGCCCCTTGCGGAGATTGGCATAATTCATCAATTGGCGGATCTTGTCGCGGCTGATCCTGTTCAAAGCGTTCGGTAAATTCTCTCCTTCTACTACTGTCGATATAATTGCTTTGGCACCCAGATGTGAGTTGGGCAAAATCTCTTTTCGCATTTTATTCCTGCCAAAATAGCCAAAATATTACGTCTATTCCTTAAACAAATTTATTAAGAATTCTCTGCGATCCTTTGTTCCTCCAACCATCTTAAAGTTTCTTCGAATCTTTGCCAATCATCGCCTCGCCAATGTCGGCTGCTTCCGTCTGGAAGTTTATTGCGGAGGCAGTGACGGCAGGTTACTTCGTGCCAGTAAAACCGTTGGCTAGTGTCGGCTGTCTGAATCGAGCCGTCTGCCCACGGGCATCCGTGGTAGAAATGTCGTGTTCTCATTTTCCTCGATCAATGTCACTACGGTGGCAAATGTTTGCATGGGAATCTTAATGGTATGAATATAGGACAACGTATTCTTTGACGATAGGGGAATGTCTCCTGGCTTTACGTCTTTCCACCATATAACGACCTCTTTATCGTCGGCCCAGAATTCCAATGTATCGCTGGTATTATTGGACAATACATCACCAATCAAATGTTTTTTCTCAGACATCTTCTTTTCTTTTGATTTTGTATTCTAGTTCACCGCACCAATTTTTGGGTTTGGGGGCTCCTCCCTCGCAAATCTTCCGTCCTATCCATTCCATTATGAGGATGGGGCCAAATACGACGTAGAAAATGGCTTTCCAAAACATTACTTTAGAGCAAGTCTGAAAACGTTGCCCTTCCCATCATTAAACTCAAACTCGCCACCAGCTTGCAACATAAAGGTAACCCGTTCCCTCACATTTCCAATCGAGAACTTTTCTCCGTCACCAAACTGAAAATAAAGCTCAGGATCTTCACTGGACTCGCGTACAGGCTCGGCCTTTAGGGTCGTGCCGGTATTGTGGATAATTGCCTTGCTGGTTGTCCAGTACGGATTACCTGTCGCTTTTGTTGGCAGAAGAGCCGCTGCGGCGGGAACCGCCGCAGCGGCTCCTATAAATTCTCTTCGGTTCATTAGACTAACTCCCTATACTCAGATAACATCTCCTCGCCATAATCGTGGAGATAGTGATGAATAAGTTCAACGCTTCTTTGGCGACCTGGAAATGGGATGCTCATCCGCACTTTCCTCTTTGACATAACCATCGCTGTGTGGGCGGTCACGCATCCCGAAAAGACCTGGGGCGGGTTGGGGAAACGACCGATCTTCGTTTCGTTCTCTATCAATTCCTCAAAGGCTATTTGCCAACCCTCTTCCAAGTAATCTTCGAAGTCTTCCCAATGATCTGGGTCGAGATGCCCTCGACTATAGTCAAAGCATTCATCCCTAAATTCTTCGAACTCATCCATAATTTCTTGAGGCTTCCTGTCCTTCAAAAACGCGTCGGGGAAAAAGAGGGCGGCAATAGCGGCACCAAGAAACTCTCTTCGTTTGGTCATCCTTCAACTCCATCTAGTAAAAGTTCCCAATTATCACCTTTGAGTAATGTGATAGAATCATACCAGTTGTATTCCCACCTAGCGTCGGCATCGGGACTAAGCAAAGCGTAAGTTTTCTTGCCCATTGCCCCAGCAAGATGGAGAATCGCCGTATCAACACTAACGACGTAATCGACCGCGTTGATTCCTTTGGCGGTATCGAAGAAGTCATTGATGGTCAATCCAAACAAATAGTCCCAATCATCACATCCTTCAAGGAGATCTATTCGGCGGATTTCCTTTTGGAGCCCAATCAGATTGCCATCCAGTTTGCCGAAATACTTAAGAGGGCAATCGCGATTGGGATTAGAAGGGCCACTCTCCCAACAAATGCCAATATTCTTTCCAGGAGGAAGGTCTTCTTTCAAGGCGATATGCAGATACGGATCGCCACTTGGCTTCATTTGATCGAGCAGGAAAGGCAGGCTCATTGAAAGAACGTGGACATCATGTTCTGGAAGGTTGGAGTCTAATTTGTCGTAAAGATCGACTCCCCAACCTTGAGAGGCAACGAGTCTTCGGATGGGCTCGGGGCAATGCAGAATTACCTCGCAGCCCCTTTTCTGGAGAAGGGGGATGTACCTCAAGAACTGAATTATATCTCCGTATCCTTGTTCACAATAAACAAGGACCGTCTTGCCCTCGATACTACCCACACCGTCCCAACGCACACTATTTTGATAAGCGTGCCTGTAATACTCCATTTTCGGATGAGCAATCCGTTCTTTGATCGGGTCCATCGTTTCGGCTTAATGGGATAACAGAAATAGGGGAAGAAGTGGATCGGCCCACCAATACCATATATTCTTGCTCCGTTTCCTTGTCGGTAACCACATAAATGATAAACCGACCCGCCTTTCCCTCCTCTAATACCGTGAATCTTATCTCGGCAGACTGAATAAGTTCAGGCGTAGATTTAGCGGGAGGTGGGCATCCGACAAAGCAAACCAAAAGAGCCAAGCACAATACAATCCTGAGCATTAGAGCATTCCTTTCGTGATACCGTCAAAGAGCATCGAGAAAAAATCAGCATTAGAAGGCATAGGAACCACGGGCTTGTGCCCGAGAAGTTCCTCGACTTGTTCTTGATGTTTCTTCCACTCTTCGACGGTCTTTCTTCTCTCATCGAAACATTCATCCAACTCGATGTTTGTGTGGTCATAGAAAGCACACTCGAAAGGCTTCACGGGATGAATAGCACACAATTCATTTTCATCAAAGAAGACGCATGTCCCGCGAGGCTCAAACGGATACATTTCTCCTGGTTCCATTCCTTTTCTGGCTGGGGCGAGAAGAAACGTAAATATCTCTAGAGCTTCTTCGGGAGACCAATAATCGACCGCGAGGAATTTATCGAAAAAATCTTGAAGCGGAAGACCCAGGTATTCAGCGGCTCTTTCAGGCTCACCTGGGCGGAACCATCCCGGTCGGTGGCGACATGCAGAGCGGCAGATTTCGCATTTGCACTCCATTGGCTTCAAGTATCCCTTTCTTTATCGGTATAATTTCGACCTTGGGACCATCTTGTGTACCATAGATCATATAGAATTCCCCGTCAAGCTCAAAGATGCAACCCTCCCCCTCCTCTAGTGGGGGAAAATGATAGGTGATGTTTAAACTAGGAGAGGAAAACCCCTCAAAGGTAGACATCTTGATAATAACTGGCTTTGGGGATGACAGAGAATAGACCAAACTTCCGAAAAATACAAGGGCTATCAGGGTGCTGAAAATGATGAATTTTTTTACCATAGGCCAATTGTTCTCCATATACCGTCGATCTTTTTCTGCCCGAGAAAGCAGAAACGACATTCCCGACAAGTCATTGTCTCAAATTCGTAAACCTTCCATTTGTGGAAACCGAACTTGCAGCGAACCATCCGAATTAGGCTCTTGATTGTCCCAACATATTGCACCTCCTCGCGGCGGTGTGCCACAAAGCATCCAACGGGATTCGAACCCGTGCTTACAGCTTGGGAAGCTGTCGTGCTGCCGCTGACACTACGGACGCTAATTTTCCCTTAAATAGGTAGTCAATTTTTCCATGAATTCTTCTTCGGACATCTCTCTTTTTTCTGTGTTGCAACCAGTACAGCAAAGAACCAAATTGGTTCTAATATCACCTCCTCCGTTGGCTCTAGGCACAACATGATCTACGGTTGTGTTACATAGGGGCATCTTTTGTTGGCAATAATAACAATAGGGGTTTTCTTTCCACTTTTGATATCTAAAAATTGCCAAGGCACTCTTTCCAGGAGGGCATGATTTACAGGCTTTGCGTTTACACCTTCTGTTATCAACGCAATCTTCGCAAACAAGAGCCTCTATACCGAACTTTCTATTTCCGCTTGCCCTGACCTTGATTAAACGCGAGTTTTCTAGGTCAAGTTTTGCGTGACAGCAAAAGCAGAATTCTTGGTGTAAAAGTCTAACGATTTTCTCTCGAAGTTCATTGTCGATATCGCGAGGAACAGGAAACCAAGCACAATTTGTATCAAATTTCGGGCGGCCTCGGGCGGCCTTTTGTATCTTAGTCAATTTTTTCTTCATTTTGTATGCAATCAGAACATAGGGTATAGCACCGATGCCCCTTGGTGAAACTCTTGGCATCATCAGCACCACACTTTTGACAGATCGTTAGGGACCTTTCTTCTGTCGCTTTGATTTTTCCCTTCATGGAATCAGTCCCTTCGTGGAAGAGAATTCTTAACTGTCCATACTTCTCTTTGATCTGTACAAGCTGCACGTAATTGGGCGGGCAAATTTCCTCTTGTAAATCTTTGACGAGTTGGACAACAATTTCGTCCCAGCCGCTCGGCCAATCATAGAATTTGTTGGCTGATGGTAGAAGCCATCTATATTGCTGAATTAGGGCTTTGAATTCTTCTTTTTCCATACCGAATGTATAACACAAAACACGGCAGAAATCAAGTCGCCCAAAAAGACCGTTGCGGACTTTCTAGAGATTTGTGTATTTCTTCGGGAGACATTTTAGGCCATCGATGCATCTGATAGCGTCCATATTTTTCTGGAATGTCGGTTTTTGTAATCATTTCTTCTGGGTCCATTCCGGCCAACCGGTGAATCCAGCTTACATGACCGCCACCAATGTCTCCAGCAGCCATAGGAGCCCTAATTTCCGCCTCTCTGCTGCCGCCGCCTTTTCCACGCATGGAAACTTTGGTAATTGGCTCTAGGCCCTTGAATTGAGCATAGGGCTCTTTTTCTGGATCGAAAGCAGGCCCCCACTCCTCTTCTTCTCGCTCTCGTTCTGTCTTGGGGAGAGATGAGGCATATTGGTATATGGTCGCCATATAGTCTACCCAGATATTCCAAAGAGCAGCAACATCAATTCCATGATCTCTAAGCTTTTCAAGTAGTTCCAAATAAGTCTTAATGTTTCGCTCGGTTTTCTTTGCGTTGCCTTTTTCCCAAGCAGCAGGATTGAACTCTTCGGGACTTGGGCTTCTCCACCCCAACTCTTGGGCGGTTTGCTTATAGATACGTGCATTATGCACATCAATACATCCTAATTTACCAAAAATCAACTGGATAATGAAGCCCGCCTTAACAGGAGCAACTCCGGTAATGGACGAAAATAAATCGACCAATCCTGCGAGATCGTCTTTGGCATTCAGCGACATTGCTCTTTGATAGATTTGTTTTCGCCGGTTCCAAATTTCCGCAACAGTAGACAGCTTAAAGCCAAAAACGACGCCTTTCGCTTTCGCTCCTTTGTAGGCAAACTTTTGTTTTAGTAATTGGTCCAATTCTTCTTTGGAGGTACGACGATCTCCTTTGGCTAGCAAATACCGCATAATATAAACAACAGCGGGATAATGTCGTCGCATATCCCCAAATAGAGTTCTGGCTGAAAGCGGAGAAAACATCGCAACCTGGGCCATATTCTCGGGACTTCTCTGTGCGTATTTGCCGATGATGGGTTGATCCCTGCCGTAGGCATCTATATCTAATTCCTTAATAGCCTTTCGGTCAATAGTAGGCTCACGGCGGGTTATTTCTTTTCCACCTGGGATAAAGAAGGTCTGTCGCTCGGCCTCTGTCAAAAATCCTTTTTCGATAGCTGCTTCAACGACCCATTCGACAAAAAGATTGTCTAGGATGCGTGTTTCGGCCATAAATTTCCTGAATTCCATACAATTATTTAGCCGAAACATAAATATATCGTATGATAAATTTCAGGATTTGGCTTGAGCAACGAGGAGCCTTAGAAGATTTCTTCGTAAGGGTAAAAAGACGTGTCTTAGCTACAATGGTCGTCCAACCTACCAGAGTAACTTTCACGTTTCCGCTGAATTACCGCGAAATGTGGGTTACCGCTCCTGCTGCCCCCACCATTGAAAAGCCTGCTGCCGAGGAACCGATGGAAAGAATGCCAATGGGCCTCGCGGCAGGACAATATCCCGAGCCTACGGTTGAGCAGCGAGGTTTCCAGCAGAAAAAAGGGTTAGGGGCTGAAAAAGCCCTCCGTTCGTTGGCCGATCCCGAATGGATGGATTGGGGGAAATACCGAAAAGTTATGGGTAAAGGGCTAGGCAAAATATCCTCGATTATAGGATTTCTTTTCGAGATCGATGTCTTCTTATATTTCGTAAAAAGCAAAGGATTAAATACGCCTTCGTTCGTCACACAATTTGAGACAGAAAAGAAAGAATATATCGAACAAATGTCCCTCAAAGTTCCCGATGATGAATCCAAGCAAATGATTCTTTTCTCTATAAAAACACATGCACAAGATTTAGCAGAGAAGATGCTCCAAAAAACCGCAAGTGTTTTGAACTGCAACGTCGATAATGTGATGTTTACAGGCGGCCCTACTCTTGCGGAAAAACAGCGAAGAAATCCCGCAGATCTCGCCCTTGTTTGTAGCGAAGAAGAAAAGCGATTGGGATGGAGTTTGAAACTTACGGGAGAAACAAGAGTATTCGTTGCCAACCTTAGTCCAAAATCCACCTACAAATTACTAGGCGGCGGTCGAGAAAAAAGCTTTGAAACCGCCATGAAAGCAGGAATGGATAGGTGGAAGAAATATGGCAGACAAGGATATGACTTCTTCCTCGAAGAAATAATGCCCTACTTCAACCAAGCAGCGGAAAAGAAGTTTGAGAATCCTGCGTCCGCTCCCAGAATCTTCGCGAATATGCTAACCAAACTTCTGACCGGGGATAAGGAAACGAGGTTGGCAATTCGCCATTACGCAACCGGAGCAAAAGGAGGCGGGGCCGATTGGTCTGGGGCTATCAAGAGAGATTTCTATACAAATGGACGACTTAAAGCCAAACCTAACGCGGTCATCATAGTTGAGCCGTCGAAAACCCAATTGAAGATCACCTATAAGCTCAAGGGCGGCTCACAACACGGAACCAAGATATTTTTCTCTCCGAAAGGTGAAGACATAACCATCAAGGTAACCAATTTGACCTCAGACAGATAGCACCTCACACACCCATCGTGTGGGACAAAGCTTTAAGATTTCGTCATCTGTTAATCCTTCGCATTCGTCACCATAGACATCTTTCATCCACTCTACGAATACTTCGTCTTCATCGGCTCCATCTGGCAGGTCTATCACAATTGGCTGGATTGGGTCTGCATTCCTTAAAACAACAATAACATACATAATTTCCTCCGACCTAGAAGAGTATCATTTCTGACTTTTCTTCTCGGCCTTATCCAGCTTCTTTTGGAGCTTTGTGTTCTCACTCTCTAGTTCTTTTACTCTCTCCAGAAGCTCATGGATCTTTACTCCCTGCCTAGTCTGTTGTTTAACTAGATCCCTTATGACTCCTTGAGGATCTTCCTGGCATCTTGTTTCGAAGATGTTCTTATCCATCCTTCTCGTCCCAATCTTTGGAAAGCTTAAATCCCTTTTCCTTTGCATAGATCTGGAAAACCTTGTAGAATTCCTTTTTGTATTCTTCTCTCGATCCATATTCGGGCCAATGCCAACGCGTTCCGCCCCACTTGTCAGCAACAGCAGGAGGCTGATCTTCTGGCATGATTTCTTGGATCAATGCAGCGGAGATTCTCTCATGGTCATCAAAGCCCCCGTCACATTCCCATAATTCCGAGGCAATGTCTCGGTAATCTTCAATCAATCTTTTTGCCTGCTCGTCTGTAAGAAGAACGCCGTAGAATGTGGCTTCTTCTTTGACGGTCTCTACGTCTTGGGCCTCTATGGTAAATTTCATTTCTTCTTCCTTTTCTTGGGCTTTGCTTGATCGTTATACCGTCTTTATATTCAACCTTCATCAATTACGGCCCCTCCGATCTTTTTGACCGCCTCGACCAATAAAGACTCCAAAAAGCCATCGGACAACTCAATGGGGACCGGACTTTGAATCTGCATCCCGTATCCTATGTCGTCTTCGCTCATACCCTCGGGTTTATGCTCTAGGTCGATTGTGATTTGATATCCCTTTTCTCGAACGACCTCTTGCATCGCTGTTACAAGTTGGTCCCCTAGTGATATGGTTTGGATATCAGGCATCGTCATCTCCATATCGATCATATTTGAGTTCATTCAAGATAAACTGGGCGGCATGGAGCGTGGCGAAACTTCCATCTTCATGCCGAATTTCAAAGGGATTTTCGCACTCAATTTCCCAGCCAGCATGAGCGAGAATCTCTTCATCGCTCATCTTCTTCTCTTGGTGCTTCTCTATCCAAGCATCAGCTTTATCCAAGGCTTCGTCTAATTCTTCCTTGAGCCTTCTAGCTTCATTGATTCGATAGGCACAATGTTCACCGGAAGACATGCCAAAATCATCCGAAACTATAATTGCCTTATGATCTTCTATGCAAGACTTTATAGGCCCACCTGGATCTCGAAACTTAAATCCCATCATCCGACCTATTTTGCTGGAGTGGCTAGATCGTTCAGGATAACCGGAAGGCCATCATCACCGCCTCCGATGATAACGACTTTGGTATTTCTACTTTCCGCCAAAGCTTTCGTAGCATCAATGGCCCGAAGCCTAAGCAGATCGGTAGTCAGGTTTTTGCTGGCGGCGACATTGTAATTGTCGATAGCTTCGCCTTCCTTCTGCATCTTCTCTTTTTCCTTCTCGGCCCTCATGATTTCGAATTCCATTTGTTGGGCTCGTTGGTCCGCAGCCAATTTTTCTTCGATGGCTGTCCAAACCCTCTCGGGAATTCCCACATGCCGCAACAAGCAGTTGGAGACTACGATAGCCACCTCGGGCGGGCTTTCGTAGGTAGCGAGGATCTTCTTGATCTCCTTATCAGTTTCTTCTCGCATTTTTTCGGCGGCTTCCTCCCGCTTATCTCCACGAAGTTGCTCGGCAGTATAGTCCTTCGCGGCACTTCGCACTGCCGTGCGAACTGCCGCTCTTACCAAATCGGTTCCGTAATTTGGCCCAAGATTTTGAAAAACCCAAGGACCGGCAGCGGAATTCAAACGATAGGTGATACTCAGATCGAGCGGGCATTTAAGATCATCGCTACTAATGGCGATAATCGAATCGTCACCAGCTACCTGCCCCTCATCTGCTATTGACGACATCGTGTAAACCTCTGTCCGAATCGACATGGGCTCAACACTTAAAAATGGGTTTACGAAATGCAATCCTTCGGACATAGGCTGATCCAAATACACTTGCCCGAAGAGTCTCTTAACGCCTACTTGCCCCGAATCAACTATTCGAAGGCAGGAAAAGACGACAATGAGCAATCCAACCACACCGACGACACCGGCAATCGTTTTGAAAATTCCGGGAAATCGGTATGTCTCTTTGGTATAGTTGTCTGGAAATCCGACATTCCTAATCGCAAACAAAACAGCAGCGATCACAAAAAAGATGATTGCTAAGTAAATCATTTTTCAACCTTTCAGAACCAATGGTCCCATTCGAGGCCTAACGCGGCGGCACAGAATCCAAATCCTGTGGCTCCGAGAATAAACATAAAGAAACCTTCTATTTCTAAGCACTTCCATCCGTAGACAGAAAAGGCTATCATTCCTGCTCCAAAAAGAAATTGGGAAGCTTTCAAGAAGGCACTTCCTTTCTTTTTATCTTTTTCTTCGCTCATTTGTCTAGTCTCCTATATGCTGTGCGGACCAACTTCTCTACCGCTCCAGGAACTTGCGGACCATTGGGACAAAGTTCTCCGCATATACAACACTCTGCGAGCATACATTCCATATTCACCATCCCTGTTGATAATTCCTCTATTTCAAACCGACAACCGGCTTTAACTAAAATCTCAGCCAAGCTCTCTACTTCATCAGACACATCAATTTCTACAGGAACTCGCCTGCCATCAGGACGTAGAAATTGTGTAAAAGGTATGCTCATCTTTCTGCCTCCAGGATTTCGTGTATTTTACTAATCTGATAGGTTTTGTCAATCTGGAAATTAGTGAAATGTTTTCTAAATAAGGTAGAGAGGTAAAGCATGGCAATGCTGGAGGATGCCAAAAAGCAGCTTGAGGCAGCTTATCAGTATGCGGATATAGACCCTGAAAGCTGGGAAAGGCTTCAATTTCCACAAAAAACGCTCCAAGTTTCCATCCCAATGCGTCATGATGATGGAACTCTGAAAATCTACAAAGCATACCGCTGTCAATATGACTCTACTCTCGGCCCCACCAAAGGCGGCATCCGATATCATCCCAACGTGGGTCGCGACGAAATCGAGGCACTTGCGTTTTGGATGACTTTCAAGAATGCAGCAATCAAGGTTCCTTTTGGGGGAGCTAAGGGAGGAGTGTGTGTCAATGCAAGGGATCTATCCCACAGAGAACTAGAGCGTCTAGCTAAAGCCTACACAGCCGCCTTCGTAGACTTCATCGGCCCTGACGAAGATATCCCCGCTCCCGATGTCGGAACGGGGGAAAGGGTAATGGGATGGATGTTCTCAGAATACCGAAAAATCAAAGGTGGGCATCCGCGAGATATAGTGACCGGAAAGCCGGTTGCATTGGGCGGCATCCCAGGCAGAAAATCGGCCACCGGATATGGCGGCTACTATGTCTTAGACTACCTTTTAAGAAACCATGCTTGGCAATTTAAGATCCCAGGCAAACAAGAAATAACAGTAGCCATTCAAGGATTCGGGCAGGTTGGATACTGGTTTGCTGAGGCTCTTTATCGTCATGGATTTACGGTAGTTGGCTTGACCAATGAATACGGGGGAACCTATGATCCAAAGGGACTTAATATTCCTGCTTGCCGCCACGCTTTAGATCAAAGCGATAGTAAAGAATGGGGACACGGAAGTGAAATTACGAACGATGAACTTCTGGCACTCGATGTGGATATTCTGGTCCCAGCAGCTATTGAAAATGTCATCACCGAAAAGAACGCTGACGATATTAAAGCCAAAATGATATTTGAGCTAGCCAATGGGCCTCTTACAAATGCCGCCGATGCAATTCTCCAAGAAAAAGCCGTAATCGTTCCAGATATTCTCGCCAATGCCGGTGGTGTCGTAGTCTCGTATTTCGAATGGCTCCAGAATAGAACCGCCCAATACCGATCCGAGGAAGAAGTTGAAAAACAACTGCGAGAAAAGATGGAATACGCAACCAGTCGCGTCATGGTGCGACATCTGGAGCATAGTATCTCTTTGAGAACCGCTGCGTATGTGTTGGCCCTCAAACGGATTAGCGAAGCAAACGAGAGTCTAGGGAATAAGAGTTATTTCGCATAATGTACAACGTTTCTTCGGCCCATGCATGGCAAGCACGATGGCACCAACTTGGAGGGTGTATTTCCGTAATTATAGCATCTGTCGCGAATGCCTCTCGGTATTGAAATGATCCTTTGTAATGCGGGTAATAAAAAGTGTTGTCCGGTGTTGTCATTGAGAACGACCCCGGCAAGATTTTTACACGATGAAACCAATTCGTATTGCAACGAGGCCCAGTCTCCTCTTTGTAGCCATAACTCACCCAAGTGTTATAGAAAATCAGGTCATGTTCTTCTCGATTGTACCACCAATCGAGCAAGCAATTTGCTGTTGCGGCCCTCTTCATTCCCTGATGTTCGGGCAGCTTCCATTCTATATTCATGATCTTATTGGAACTAGGGAAAGGGCCTCCATAGCCACAAGCGATCCAACCATATCCAAGAACATAAAATCCACTATAAAATCCTTTAGGATCATGTGGGTAAAGCCACTCGGGCGGCCTTGGAATATAAATTTTGGGCCTATATCCTGGCGGATTGTCATGCCACGGCCCCGGCCACGGTTTTTTCTCTGGAATTTGAGGTTCCTCGGGCAAAATCGATAGAGGAAGCACCGCTGCGGCTCCCGCCGCAGCGGTGCTTTTTAAGAATTCACGTCTATTCATTTTCATAGCTCCTCATATCATCCACCATGACTTTAGGAACAGCCCAGTTATCTGGGACATAAAGTTGGGATTGATAGTTCTTTCTAGGCTTCGGCCAATGAGAGGGCCTGAATCCTCGGGCCGCAAACAAGAGAATCGCTGCGTGTCGTATGGTGCAAATTTCCGCATAGAGAGGGCCATATTTGAAAGGCTCTTTTTTAATGACCTCATCCTCTGGCTGTACGGATGTGAGTATATTTTGTTCTTTGCCCTCCCAACAACGGTATCGGTGGCCGTTTGCGAATTGTCCCACTACGCACACATCAAACATATCGGGACTTGTGGAATTATTCTCAAACCAAACAAGGAGATCGTTGCACCCATCCCAGCATCCTGGGGCTGTTTCTTTGCCATATAGGAAGATCCAAACCTTGGGAGCAGATTTAGTTTCCGGCAAAATCGAGATGGGAAGCATTGCAGCCGCTCCAACGGCAGCACTAGTCTTCAAAAATTCTCTTCGGTCCATGATCTTCTCCTTCTGGAGGCTTGAGTTTGACCCGAATTCTTTGGGCGGCTTTGGCTTCTTGTATCCTCTTCTTTTTCACTAGTGCGATATGTCTTTTCTGGAGAACTTGCCACGTTCTAGGGGATATTTTCATTTGAGCCACCACAGAACTCCTAAAATGATTGCTGTAAGAATCGCAGCCCCAACATAGAGCTTTATTTGCTCCCACCTAGATGCTTTTTCAAGTCCAGGCGGCTTGACCATAAAACGAACCCACTTGCATAGCAATAAATGCTCTTTGAGGTATTCCAGGTCTTCTTTTAAGTCAAATTTCACCTTACGGCCATGTGTCTTTGCGTTTTTTCGGTCTTCGGCAAAGTACTCGTTCGCCTTCGTCAGTTTCTAAAAGATTCTCAATATCCTTGCGTTCTTCTTCCCGTCGTGCTTTCTCCCATTTCTTTCTTCGTTCCTCGCAACCAGAGCAAGGGCGATCTTTTGCGAACGCGTCGTTTTTTCCGCAGCTATTGCACCTTCCTTTGGCATAGAGTTCTAGAAATTCCGCGAACTTCCCGACGAGGTACTCTTCCATGTCTTTGATTTTGTCGTCTGCTTCTTTCTGCGTAGCCAAGAATACTTTTTTCTGATCTTCCAATATTCGGGCCGTTCTTTCGTCCTTGACCTCTAGGGCCTCGATGTCCAATGAAACGTAGAAATTTTCTAGACCAAAGTTCGAATCCGTCTTTTGGACTTCTGATTTTCTTCATTCGGGATACACGCTCTTTCCGATCAGAATTTCGTCGGGACCGCAAGCCTCAAAGCACTTGAACATCGCATCTTCGCGAGCTATAGGGTATTTCTCCATACCATCAAGCCACAAAGGATTTCTTCCATCGAAAGTACACTCCCTCAGATCTTTAATGTGTTGATCGTAGTGCCCTTGCGACCGATTGCCCCTCGCCCTGAAATAGCCAAGAGCCAAGAACTCAGCGATCCAGAAATGATCCTCCGCTTCTTCCATAGTAATGTGAGGATCTTCACACCAAGACACATACGGCTCCCCAGGCAGAAAATAGCGACGACCAGAAGTGCTAATACCAGGGGTAGTAGGATCTTCCCAAATTTGGTATTTGTAGTGACCCAACGGTTGTCCAGGAAAACCCATGAACGACACAATGATCGAAGCAGTATAATAGTCTGCGTGGGGAGTATAGTTTTTAGCAGGGTAACCAGTTCCATAACCCTGCCTAGTACGCTCAAATCGAACTTCGTAAATGTTGTGGGCTATGGTGAATTTCTGCCTTTGGAGCCATCGCGAATTAGCGGCCCCATCGAATCGTTCGCCCCGAGCCATCTTATCGTACCTGATCGGTTCGGACTTTAGAATCGATAGGGGAAGCACCGCTGCGGCTCCCGCCGCAGCGGTGCCTTTTAGAAAATCTCTTCTATTCATGTCTTCGCTAGCTCCTTGTTAATGGTAAATCCGCCGAAATAGTTGATCTTAACACTTTGTTCTGAGGGAGAGATGTAAATAGAGCCATCAACATAAAGTGTGATCCTCATCTCTCCCCAAACATGGCAGCCATCGCGAATGATTGCATCTTGAGATTTGAGAATTGCGCGAGATCTTTTGGCGACACCCCAACCACAGTGAGCCTCCTCCCATTCAACCCCATCGAAAATCTCTTTGGCATTCTTGATGGTGAAAAAATCTGGTTTGTCTTCGCACGGCACCAACTTGATTATTGGAAGTCCAGAACCATTCCACTGTCGGGTGAAAGATGATTGATCGTAGAAAGTCAGGCGAATGTTATTGCCATTTGGGTCAGGATAATATCCACAACCTAGTGGATCAGGATAATATCCACAAGCTCTTTTCACCTCTTTGACTTTTGCTTCCTCGATCCTCTGTCCCGTAGATTCCACCGGATCGAAATAGATCATTCCACTATAACATAGACTCAAGCGAAGCTCTCCCCAAATGACCCTTACCGGATAGAAACCACCAGGACCACCATTGAAAACAGCATCACATTCATTGACCCAAGCATGAGCAAACTTAAACCCTCCCTCCCAATCAGCGTTAGCGAAAATCTCCTTGGCATTAAGGACAGGGGGCATTTGTCGAAAAGCACCCGCCATCTTAATATTCTTAGGCTCCCCGAACTGAACGACGGGGAAATTGTTGGGATTCTCGACTTTGTTCGGTAAGATGGCAACCGCCGCAAGCGGAGCGGCGGCGGTTGCTCCTAAAAATTCACGTCGTTTCATTTTCAAATTCCTTTCACGACAAGCTCCAAAATCTCCTCAAATGACCTCTAGACCAATTTTTGGGAGCGTGAAGCTGCGATTTTCTTGGTTTGTTGTCTTTTCTCATTATCAACTCATAGTGTTCGTTAGACCTGTTGCCTCTCGCCCAGAATAAATAGTAAGCCAATTCCCAAGCAGTGTCTTGCTCCATCGATATGTCACGTTCCGCTGAGATTTGATAGTAGTGCGGAGTTCTCATGCCGCCAACCGCGTAATCGTCTTCGTGCCCCTCCCAGATTTCATAAACGTGCCCACTCTCAAACTTCACCACGACGGACGGCCCGCAATAGTATTTGTCGGGCTTTCCGACCCACGCTTCCAACATTTTAACTTCCTTGTGCCGACTAAAATGTTTGGGACCATAGCCGAAGCCCCAGATCACCCTCCTGGGCCATCGCTGGATCTGTTCGGGAGCGAAAGGCGACGACCGAACTTGTTTTTGCGGCATTTGAGGAATGCCGCCAACCGCAACAACAGGCAACGCGGCGGCAGTTGCTTTTAGAAAATCTCTTCTATTCATTTTCTAGTTCCCCGTAGCAAGTCGAATACGGCCATTTCCGTTGATTTCGTCTCCATTCTTCTTATAGAATTCCGCCGTTTCGTCATTGAATTCGCAGATCAAGGTGCCGTAGTAGATTTCCCCCTTAACCTCCTTAATGGAACCAAAGGTCATTGTCGCACCCCTCTCTTCGCCTTGGTGCCAAACGACGGCCATGCCAACTGAAAACGGCTCTGTGGTTAAATCGGGCATCAACTTCCCTCCTGAATACGCATGTGTAGTATTGCTGCGTAACCGATAGCACTTTCGATCTTACGCAATGCGGCATCTAGTTCGCCAACATCTGCAAGATCTTCCGCCTCACGAAGTCTGACATCGACATGGCACTCACGAACATGACGAATGTCCGCATCAGGCGGGCGATTACGACAATGTTCAGAATGGCTGTGTTGGATGCCGTGGTATTTCTGATCTCCTCTTTGAAATGCTTTTTCGAGCATTGGGAGTATGTTTTCGCGAACATACTGCATTTTGTCGGTGTAATTATGTTTCATCGTATTTCAACTCCGGGTTATAGGCCATCCAAGAACCGAGTCCTTCAAAATAATAGCTTTCTGGTGTCGGGTGAAGATAAATTTTCCCGATATTTGAGAGAATTAGCCGTATTTTGCCCCAACAAAGTCTATTGCCTATAGGAATAGCATCTTGTTTTCTAACATACGCATATGTCTTTTTCTCGCCAGAAAAACCGACTCCCATTCCTTCGTACAAGTATTTTCTGAAAGGAGATATATGCCACGGACATCCTTCAAAAATTTCCTTGCCATTTTCAATTCTTGGGTGCTTCTTTCCACGTCGCTCAAACCTCACAACAGGAAGATTCTCAGGATTTAGCCCACAGCGATATTGGGGCCAGTCATCTTCTTCGTCGGGAGCAGCGGCTCCAGCGGTCATGGCTTTCATGCTTCGCCAAATAACCTCCTTGGCATAAGTTTTGAACCCAATGCCATCAAAGGGCCGCAGTTCTCCAATAAGCTTATCGCTATTCCTTTTCCAAAACTCGGCGGCATAGAGCAGCCGATTCTCCAGGTTTTCCCGCACCTTTTTTTGCAACTCTTGAGTCCCCTCGAAGTTATAAATAGTCCACTCACCCATTTTGCCCCACAGGGGCTTCTCAGGATCGATGAGTGCCCCTTTGACGTAATATTTCCCGGTCATATCGTAGACGCGCATGATTTTCCACGTCGCATAATGTATGAGCTTTTCGTATTCGGTCAGCAACCACCCAACCTCTTTAGGGGTGAGCGAGTCAAGGGCCTTGGCCCCTATCACAGGATCAACCTCTTTCGCCAATCCTTGCCCTAAAGGAATTCCCGCTAGCGGCAATGCGGCACCGGCTTTCAAAAAGTCACGACGATCCATGATTTCCTCCTAGAAACAGAGATAAAGACAGGTACGGCCTTTTCTCGCGATAAGGCCTTGAGTGGAAAAGTCGGCAAAACGACCAAAAACTTTCTCCATGCCTTCGTATATGGATTCAAGCTCTTTCGTTTCCATAACGCTATCCTTCGGCAACTTCAAGGGAATATAAACCGAAGAACAATCATCGTCTTTCTCGGGGACCACCTCAACGTTCTTCCAGTCAATCCCTCCATAGCTTCCTGGCGGAAACATACAAAGGGCTTTTTTAATGTTCGTCTTGTTCAGTTTCATCTTCTTCCTCCGGGGCGGCATTCAAATTTTCGATATCATCATCGGGCCAATCCCTACGGATTTCGTGCATGAAAACCTCGAAATGCTTTTCGAGAATATCGGGCTGTTGTTTGATTGTCTTCAACAACTCTTTTGCCGCCAAGTGCGGGGCAGAGAAATCCCCAATCCCTTCGTAAAAATCGACATCCAAAAAACACTGATTGACATAGTTCCGATTCGGTATAAGCCTAATCGTTATGTGACTCGCTGTTTCTTTAACCACAATTTGTGATCCCCACCCAATGTAGGCACGATATTCATAACCGCGATCTGTATTCTTGCAATTCCAGTCTACGTCGAGATTCTTAGTCTTCTTCGTAAGCTCCTCACAAACCTCCCCCACCATTTCTTTTTGGCGGTTCTTGAGATTGTTCAGCCGTTTTTCTATGTCAGGTCGAGGACGCGGCGGGGCCTCCGGTCGAGGCTTCGGATAATCCGGCTCCTTCGCCTCCTTTTTCCTTCGGAACATAAACTTCCTCCTCTGGTAACTTGGACCAGTTCCATGCAATGGATACGAACGCAGCAAATAGAAGAGTGGAACCTATAAACATTAGAATAATAGTCAATACGCCCAACAAACCAGTTCCACACTCCACTTCTGGTGGTAGCTTGTTATATTTATCGAAATTCGGTTCGTGTCCGAAAAGCCAAAAAGGAGCCCTAATCATCTCCCAATAAAGGCCTGGGTTAAACCAACCGAATGAAAAAATGGGAGTCAATATTCTACGGAATATCCCTAAAAGAATAGCCACAATAGTGGTTATCACAAACATTCTTCTTAGGCTAAATCGCGGATACGATTTTTCCTTGGGCAGGGGTCCGATATCGAATAGAAATAGCTGTTCAGCCATTCTTAGTATTTTCTACCACAATGGGGACAAGAATTTTCGATTTCGTCACCATACTGACGGACCAGGGCACGCTTGATGCGTTGCTTTGACTTCGCATAGCCTAAAGCTCGCATCTTCCGAACTTCGGCCTTGCACTCTTTGGGCCAACAAGCATTCTCGAAATCTTTGAATGTAGCGATTCTGCATTCTATAAAGTCGAACAAGGCATCCCTTGTATGAGTTTTCAAAGAACGGCTTGAAATTAAGCATAAACCCGCTCTCCTTCCAGTTTAAGAAGCCCGCATCTTTGCATGTCCTCAAGTACCATTTCTAAAGTTGTACCAGATGGATAGCAAAAACTTCCTGTTGCTTCGATAATATCCCCCGCTTCGTCAATCGTCAGTCCGTTTGGTCCCTGTGCTTCCCTGAGTGCGTCTTGTAATTTGTGAAGACCAAATTTCTTTCTCATGGATGGCTTGACTCCAAGGTTATTGAGACTGGTTGCAGATGAGGAATTTTATCAAAATAGCCGTATAGGGTCAATGTGGAAAAACCTTCAATTAAAGCCCATTTCTTCCCACCAAGGCTCGTCTGGGGGAGCTTGGCCCTTCCGGCGAACAATGCCGCCCAATCGCTCCAAAAGAATGGGTACTGTGGGACGCCTAGTGGCTTTGCCGCGATGGAATTTGGCTCGTATCTCGATATACCTTTTCAGGCTGTTCATTGGGATCATGCAATCCCACTCCTGGAGCATTACCAGATCTCCGATGATTTCTTTGTAATGAAAATCAGGATCAGTAATCTTCTCCTTTGTGATGTCTCGTACCAAACCGCGAAAACTGGCTACGTCATAATTCGTAATCATCCCTTTCTTGATTATGCGATTCAAGAAATTCGTAAATCGTTGCTCGGCAGAAATCTTCTGAGTCATATCGGCAATATACGAATTTTCGGAAATTCATCAATAGAAAAAGCCCCTTTTCGCCTGCGGCGAAAAGGGGCTAAATAAAACAAACGGCGGTGTGTTGCTACACCAAAGGTGTTATTCGTTTATTCCATGATTTTTTGGCTTGTTCTAGTTCGTCAAAATAGCAATTGATCGATATGATGGGACCATAGTCGGTACAAGCATGTTCCCAATTATAACCATAGGCAAGCTCCTCCAAAACTGGTTTTTCACCACAAAAGGGGCACGGCAAAAAATCATCCATGTGCTGTGATTTGCTCATGACCAAAATTCCTTTCAAAGAAGAATCATCCCGTAGGCAGGATTCTGTTTTATGCCGCCATTTATCTATTGGCCCCTACCATGCCTTACGGGCCGCTCACCCCCTCGGCAAATTTGGGTTGCATCCTCGGTGGTGCAGGCGAGCAATGCTCTCCCACCTTAAGCGGAAATGTCCTGACCTTCCTCACCTTAGTGCGGCGGCTCAGACGATTACTTCTTCAACAGAACTTTCACAAGTTCATGCTTTTTCATCTCATACCATGCAGCGACACCTTTCTTCTTGGCCATCGCTTGCAACTCTTTGACCGTGCGGGCTTCGAGCCGACGAATTCTCAATAACTCCCGCTTCTTTTGGGCGATACTAGGACGACTTTTCGCCGTTCTCTTTTTGGCCTTTTTCTTGGTTTTGCTCTTGGCGGCTTTGAGAATCTTCTTCTCTGCACTTTTAGTCCTCATTTCATCCCTTCGCTTTTGGTTAGGATGGAGCCCTTCTTGGTCGAGGAAGTCACTCAACATTCGATAGCCATCGAAATGATACGCATCAAGCTGACTTAAATCTCGCTCGTTGTTGTCGCGTTCTTCGCGGTCTTCCTTTTTGTTCTTCTTGAATTCCGCAGCAAGTCGTTTGACTTCCTTTTTGACCTTCTGCAATAGCTTATGCCCCTCAAGCATTTTGAACAGCTTTTCTTGGACATGCTCATATTCATGCAGGTTCCTTGAAATCTTAAGCATCAGGAGCAGCCGAGTCTCGAAAAATTCAGGATCGTCGTAGGCCAAAGAGTGTCGCTTTTCCTGGTCTTTGGCTTTTCGCTTTGCCTTCACATGAGCTTTCACCAAAGCAATGTGATCTTCCGCCAACTCTTTCAAGGGCTTCTTCATAAGTCGTGGAAAATAATGGTGCGTACAATCACTTTGCATGAATTTTGTTACGACATCCCACTCTTCTTCGCGATAAGGATAAACATTTCCATAAAGGATCTGCATCATTTCTCGAATCACGTAAGCCTTGGCGATATCGCTGCGATTGCTGAAAATTCGGAAACATTCTCCCATGATCTTGCTGGTAATCTTGGAAACCTCTACGTGCTGCTCCAAGAAATCATCGGGATACCTTCGGAGGTAATAGATCAACTGCTCGACCCATTGATAGACCTCGACCACATAACCCAACGCGGGGCCTTCAAAACCCTCCTTCACCAAGGAAGCAAGCGACGTATGTTTCAAGGCATCAAACGGCCTGTCCGAATCATCACCGAGATCGATCACTTCATCCTTATTTCTGATCGCCTCCTCCAGATGATGGCAAATAGCCATCTCCCAAGGAGTATGGGGCTCATGTGTAATCGTGTTCGATGAACTAGATCCCATAAACCAGTGCAAGGCATTCGTATGGTGACCGAAAAAACCATGCCAAAGCTGATCGACGAGATCAAAGACCTCCTTGTACTCGTTTCGGGTATAGGAGTCGATTTGGTAGTCTTTCTCGAAACTCTGGCGGATACCCGCCAACCCTTTGAGGGCAAAATACACACCTCCCAATCGTTCGTTGTCGCTAAGACCCATTTTAGTAAGCTCCTATCTTTAAATCTTTCAAAGTGATGCACCAGTTCTGTCTACGTGGCTTCTTCTCCAGACAGAAATCAACAATCTCTTCTGCCGCTATCGAGATGGTTAGTAGAATCAAATTTCTAGCCAGCGGATAATCGCACACGTCATCGTCGTTGTCTTGAGGCACTTTGTAAACCTCATCCCAGGCAACTTCGCCATAGTCGGCGTGAAGGCCCGCATGAAGGCAAGGAATCTTCCTTGCCTGACATTCGTCCTGCACCAACTGTCGGGACTTACTGTTATCGAATCCGTCGATAACCAAATCGCTGCCCTTGAGCAACTTTTTGGCATTGCCGCCCTTCAATTCCTTCGAAACCGCCTCGACTTCAACAGACACCGCTCGGAAAACGCGGTTCTGTACCGCGTTTACTTTCAATGCACCCACGTCACCCTCTTCGAAAATCTGGGTATTGAGGTTGTGTTGCTCAACTCGGTCCATATCGATAGCTCGGATCTGAGAGAAGCCCTGTCGAGCGAGACTCTCGATCAAATTGCTACCGATAGCTCCGCAACCGCATACCGTTAGCTGAAAAGTACCTAGCTTCTTCACTAGGTCTTTTCCTCTATAGATTTCTTCGTGGTGAAACTTGGTTCGCATTATTTTTTCATTTCCTTTCGGATTTTGCCTGGAATTCTTCCAATGAAAATATTACCGAATCTCCTGATCCAGCCAGTAACGTGTTTCGTTTCATCGTCAATGAACCAATGGGCTTTCAGCCCATTGGTTCCCTTTATACAGCACAATAACGGCTTACCGAAGCATACGGTCCAGGCCCCCATTGTAGCATAATCAGTTCCCGAAGGACTGGCGGGCATTTGAGGATGCGTATGGTAGAAACCGATGATATCGCCATGCTCATCTTCTCGATCCATGACCTTTTGAAAATCGAACGCAACATTGGCAGGAGAACCTTCCGTATGCCATTGTCCGATTCCGTACCAGTATCTTCCTACACAACCTCCTGTTAATGCCAAATATGTTTCGTTCATTATCCCCACCAACTGCATGAGTCGTATTCTTCTAAATCAATGATATCCAATCTACAACCTCGGGATCGGCCACAACATCTATGCATTGCATGAATAAGCTCATCCTCGGTCGTTTCTTCATCTACCAAAAGCTGCACCGCCTCTAGTGGAAGTAATTCCCCCACCACTTTTTCGTCCTCCTGTTCCACACTCTCCAGCCGATACCCTTAATCGCCTTCGCGACGTACTTCTTCTTCATCATCCAACTCCACCGCTTGAATTACGATTTTTTGGGTTGCTTCTTCAAGCTGTTCCAGTCGTTTGATCCCCTTTCTGAGCTTTAACGCATCTTCCCTTGTCAATTCGTGATGAGAGAAAAAGATCGGGAAACCGTTGATAGAGCGACCTGTTCTAATTTGGTCATAATATTCATAAAGCTCAACGATGTCCTTATCTTTCATCTCCTGGATTTGTTCATCATCCAGAAAGGCCGCAGCCATGAAAATCATACGCATTAAATTCTTGACTTGATTTTCAGGAATCATCCACGATCCGAAGACTTTCCCCTCATATACGTCTTTAGCCAATTGGGCTATTTGTTCGTTAGTCATTCGACATTATCCTGCAAAATTTCTTCGCCAGTTCCCAGCCTTGTTTGGTTGGTTTGAAACGAGCAATGGGAGATTTCCACCCAATCTTGTCCGAAAAATGGGGATCAATCAATTTTTGCTCTTTAAGTTGCTTGAGTGTCACGTCGCGGTAGACCAGAATTTTAATCCCTTCAAAATTCGTACAACCTGGATACTTGACTTTCAAAACCAACCAATAGACGCCGTTTGTGGCAAAATCACTAGGTTCGCCCGGTATTCCTTCCGAATTGCTGCACCACCAAGCTTCGAGGATCTCATAATTACTAGGATCGGGATTGCCGGGCAAAGGTTCGGGAACTTTCCCCGAACCTTTGTCGGGATACGAATCACTACTAAAAAGACTGATCCCCATATCACCACCTATTCCTACCTTGAGATTCCCTCATAACACCGACCAAACTCTGCAAGTCGAATCGGCGGTCCTGTCCCGAAAGACAAATGCCAGCCGAAGATACCTCTAGGGTATCCCGATCAACGGTACTACTGTGCCGTCGTCCATCGACTTCGTATTCAATCGTGTATGTATTGCCTCGATCCACATAACTGCGGAACACGGCACCGCCACGCTCCAATGAATCCCGAATTCTTTCTTCCTCTCGGTCCTTCTTGGATTCGATCTCGCGGTAATGTGCAATCTGATAGGCCAATCGCTCTTCGCGAGTTGTTCCGGCCACGCTAATTTTGTCGGGATCATGCTCTTCCGACAACAAATCCCGAAGCTGTCTCGCTACCCGAGGGCTTCGGAACGAAGACGAACCATCGAACCAGAAATGCTCGCCGTCAAAACGAACATCAATAGTGTCGAATACCTGAACTTCTTCCGTCAATGAAATTGGAACCTGTCCCTCGATTTTGATTCGAGAATCAGCGTTCGCCATGATTCCAAGAACCCGATCCCCTCGCTGACAAACGATCATTGCAAAACGAGGGCACAAGTCCAAATACTGTCGTCGTTCGGCCATCGTCGGCTCACGTAAAAACCTTGCCGACCGTTGATCTACGGCTTGAAAAATACCCCAGCCCTCAAAATCACGCGGCTCGACCCGAAGGTTTACAACAATGTTCGCAATGCGCACCCGTACCGGCTGTCCTCTCAAGACCGGAGCGAAAAATTCCGTCTTGAAGAACTTGTCTTCTTCCGCAGCCAACTTGTCAAAAAGGTTACGATCCATTTTCTCCCTCATCAATTCCCGCCGTCTCCAATGCTTCAAAGATTTCTTTTCTCAACTCCTTCATTTTCTCTATCAACAACTCTTCGTTTTCCACCCATTCATTCACGACGTTCGCTTTTGCAAACTCGTCATCTTCCATAAGACCGCCCTCAATTACATCCAAATAGGGCAATCGTTCCTCACCACTCTTAATCACCATTTCCGACAAATCCAGCCATCCATGTTTGTCGATCAATATCCCCCATTTTTTCTCCGCAATGGCTTTCCGCACTTGATAAATTCGTCCGTCTTTTGTTTGATGTCTTCAATACTCATAGCGTCGAATACTGTTCCGCCAACTCCAACAGTCTTGGGTCCAAACTATAGAAAATAGCGGTACAGCCCTGATAACCGACCATAAACGGAACCATCTCTCTAACCAAGTCATCAGCCAACTGTTGCCCGTCTATCGTCAGTAGTTTAACGGTTGCTATTTGCATTGCCCCTTCCCCCAAGGCCTTAATTGTCGAATCGACTTGATCTCATCCAAATAGACCCGATCACAACACGCTTGAAGATCCTTTGGCCCAGTACCCATCCAATCTGGATCATACTCCAAATCCAAATCAAAAATTCGCTCCCAAGACTTCTCCCTGACTTTCTTGGAAACCTTCCTGCCGCCGTCTTCTCCGCAAACTCGATTATATTCCTTTTCACTGACGGCAAAATACGAGTTGTTCATGACAAAGTGCCAACCATCCATACAGGAAAGCAAAACTCTTTCCTCTGGAACATCTAGCGTCATAAGCAACTGCTCGGACTTATACTCCCTCCGAAAGCACCTTAAATCTACCCTCCAGGCATAAGCCCAAATCGGATACTCGCCAGTAAAGTTGGGAAGCCGCTTCGCCATCTGCTTCAACATGAAATCATACGATGGCTTTACCCAATCCCAAAAATCTGCATCTACCCCCTCGTTCCATGCCTCCTTTGCCAACTCTTCTGTGGCCGTAAGGTAGCCTCGCTTCTTGGCCGCTTCGTATGCCGCAACAGGCTGGAAAGTGTAAAGTTTCATCGTTTACCAGTACAACCAGTTCCCTTTGGTTTTTGACGAGGTGTAAAATCCTGCATCCTAAAGGGCCTCGGGGCACCGCAGGCCTTACACTCTTTGTCGTTCTTTTCAAAAGGGCGGTCGCAATATCGACAAATGGGTTCCATGTTTATCTTTCAAAAATGCCACGCTCTCTTTCATCCCGCTCTTTCAGTAATTCCCGCACCGGAATCAAAGCCAAAGCAAGTAACCATGCCTTGTAGTAAGTGCAAACGTGTTCGCTAAAAAGCCAGTCCTGCATCGGCATCGACTTATCTCCCATCCCCATGCGATGAGAAGGATCGGCAAACTGATTTAGCAAAACACAAATCGGACTGCTGTAATAGTCGGGGGCATCGTCGCTATATCGTGCAATGATAGACCCTCCCAAAACTTTCGCACTCTCGCCTCGACACAGATAAACATCCAAGTCAAAGAAAGTGCCCAGATACTCGCAATGATCGCAATCATGACGAAACTTAGGTCTGCTCATCGTACTTTTCTTTCAGCTTCTTCTCGTAATTCGCTCTTTCTTCCTCTATCCTTTTTGCCCGATAATCTTCATCTGCTTGGGCTTCTTCCAAATTCTTGTAGATCGTGTTGCCTATTTGGAACCTGTCGAGCGTCTCCAACTGCCCGTCTTTCTTTTTCACACATAGTTGTTTGTCGGTTTCATGAACCACTTCAACTTCATATCCCCTTTCTACGGCTGGTCCGAATCCTCCCCAACAAACAAATAGCGTTTTACCCAAGTAAGAATCGTCTTCCTCCAGTTCTGAACCCTTTTGGTAACTACCATGCGGCGGCATCTCTTTAACAGACAAACACGGTTTCCTTTGATAGCCAGTTTGTTCTATCTCGGTTAATTGACCATCTTTAAAGGTAGCTTCAAAAGTTGCCGACTCAAAATCCTCGCCATTTCTAGTGTAGAATCCAGAGGGACCGCTGGCGACATAATTGCTTCCGCCAAATTCAATAATGCCGGTATAATCTAAAGGCTCTGGTATTTTTTTGGGATCGTAGCCTTCATAACTAAGCATTTGAAGAATGGTTAATTTGCCATCTTCCGTTATGGTTACTTCCGCCAGAGTACAATCCAAACACTTTGTTTGGAATTCATCCAAAAGCTCCAGTGGTTCGCCAGGAAGAGGGTAATCACAGTAAACATAATCAAACATTCCCATTTTCTTCCTCCTTCGGAGCCATAACCCAAGGCCCGTCTTCACGCAACTCTTCCCCAAACTGACTCTTCAATCTTTCAACCCTTGTATCGTAACTGTTCTGTAGGTTTTTCCAAAATGCCTCCGATATGCCGGTTGCCTCTGCCAACTCTGCCGCTAATTCGTCCGTAATCGGCCCCCTGCCCGAACAAATCTCGTCAATCTTTTCAGGATCTAGTCCCTTCTCTTCCGCCCACCTCCAAATAATGCACTCGGACAAAGTTGCCCCAGGATGAATCGCCCAATTTGGCTCGAAAGGAGCAGGTTTGATTTTCAATTTGTATTCCTCCCAAGCGACTCCAAAATGCCCTTGTTCCGCCCGACAAGGCCTTGGCAAAGATCGATTTTTTCAACCAACTTTTGCCTCAAAACCTCCTTTTCTGCTGGATCTTCGCAGTCTTCAAATTCCTTTTTAAGAACCAACAATTCATCCAAATCTACCCAAACCGTCTCAAGCATTTCGGCAAGGCCAGTATTTCCGGTCCTGCGGCATAAAGCGAGGCAGAATTCCTTCTTCTCCGCAATTTGGGCAAACCATTCGTCCAAAAAATCGGGCATTTCTAGCTCCTTTCCGTGGTAATTATAGTCCAAATTGGGGAGTATGTAAACCGGACTCGATATAAAAAAAGCCCCTTTCGCCGTGAGGCGAAAGGGGCTAGCTGCCAGAGCCCCTCACGCAACCTTCCGCTCGGGAAGATCGTAGTCCATGATTTCCATGAGCAATTCCAAACGAGATCCCTTCGTGAGGAACTGGATCAAGTTCGGCAGACTGTAGTAGTCTGTCTCGCCCTGGAAAACATAGGAATCCGCCTCATTTCCATTTCGCTGTGCCTGGGGCACGAACACTTGCTCGCGAGGTCCCTGATTGCCACAACGAAGGATGAAAATCGAAGGCTTCGTGCCCGTGGTGGCTTCATACTGCTTCAAACCAGCCAAGAATTGCGGAGAGGTATTTTGACCTTCGTCCGTAATCATGATGATCTGTTCAACAACCTGCCTCTTGAGAGCCATCGCCGTCAAGGCACAACCACAAGAGGTGCAACCACCGGCACGAATTCCTCGGAAAGCCTTGTCCCAAGAACCGAGATCCTCACCCTTGGAGACAATCGGGTACGGCATCGTGTCGAACGCGTACACGTACAGGTCAGCATCCATGATCGCGGAAATCATAGAAGCCATCCGCTTACCCAAGTCGATGGCCTGCGTCATAGACGAAGACTTATCGATGAGCAAAGCTGTCGGTCGAGTAATACGACCCTTGGACTTAACCTGCGTGTCTGCGACTTCCGCCAACTGATCCGCTACGTCTTCCGACACACCGGATGCCTTGGCCGCTTCAACACTCTTCAAAGCCGCTACTCGCTTACCCGTCTTTGCCTTTTCCAAACGCTTCTGGATCAGGGCCTTCAAGTCCGCATTGTCGAAGGCTCCTCGACGCTTCAATGAACCCAAGTTGTTGATGAGTTCCTGGTCGGACATCACTTCGATCAATGCAAGCAAAACTGTAGGGGTCATCGACTTAACCACAGTACTCGCAATTCGGTACGGAATCTTGTGCTTAACGATGGCCTGGGCCTGATCTGCCGCCGTCTCGGCCTTATTCAAAGCCTTAACCGCAGCAAGTCGGCTGTCCTCGGGCGGCTCGCCTTCGAACAGAATCTTCTGGGCTCGTTCGGTCGGCTCAACGTGCATCAAAGCATACAGTCGCTTGAGAGCCTTTCGAGCAATCATAACCGTACTGTCGAACCAATCGTTGTCGGCTTCCCGCTCACGAATGTAACGGGTAACTTCCGTTGTCATCGAACGAGGAATGTTCCGCTTCAAACCCTGGTACTCTTCGGTTGTGCGAACGCGTTCACGTCGCTTGCGACCACGGCCAACGGTTTCCTTGATTCGCTTCTTGACCTTCGCACCGTGGATGAAGTCCACAACTCGCGTAACTTGGTACGGAGGCATTTCGCGAAGCATAGCCAAACCTGCGTCCCGATGACCCTCGAAATCAGAGAGACACAGATTGATGACGAACACTTCCTTGTGGTCGCGAACGTCGCCCGTAGCGAAATACCACGCCGCCAAATGACCGTAGAAGAGCGGGTCCTGCTTAATCATGTTCTGGTGAACCTGATATACGCTCGTTAGGTCACGGTGGGGAGTCGTTAGCAACGTGTTGAGAATCTGGAGTCGCTGGTCTTGTTCGGTTGTGCGTGTCGTCATCTTTCTTCCTCCTTCGTTCAATAAAAAACCGAACTTGGCGGGACGCCAAGTTCGGTTTCTAAACCTCTAAGTAAAATTCTGTCCGTCCAAGTTTAGAAACCGTTGTTTGGTTAAACATACGGGAATTGAACCCGCTACTTTCAGTTCCGTAGACTGACGCTCTACCGATGAGCTAATGTTTGTAAGGTCCCTTGGTGGGGGACGGACAAAAGAGCCGGGGGCGGGATTCGAACCCGCATAAATTTCTTGGAAGGAAATCTTTTTGCCTTTTGTTTGTAAGTTATGTCTGTAGGGGACAGTTTCCTGTCCGAGTCGTCACAACTAGTAGAACTTTCGTTCCCCGGCATTTGCCTTCCGAAGAAGGCGGTTTTTCGGTTTACCCGAATACGGCTTGTGGCCGCAATGTAATCTCTCCGTTCGCAGCACGGTCGATGGAGAAGTTGGCGAGCTTCGTGGGAGTTACACCCAACGCGGAAGCTGCCGCCTGTCGGATCTGAGAATCCGTGGACAGATCTCCGATATCCAAGTCCGTGAACTGGAAGTCGTAGCTGTGTCCGTCGTGTCGTACATGCAATTGACTCATCTCTTTCCTCCTTCCCATCTTTCTAGTGTTTTGGGGCTGTCCAAGTTGAAAAAGCGTTCAGTAACAATTCCGGGTTTGAAGCCGGAACCTCCACATTACAAGTGTGATGCTCTTCAATTGAGCTAAATTGTTTGTAAGCTTCCTCCGTAGGGGACAGCCAAGTGGACGAGATCGGATTCGAACCGATTACTTTTGGAAAGCTACCATGTTTGTAAGCTTCACCTGTGGGGGACAATTTCTTGTCCAAGTCGAAGAAGCGTAAACTACTTCTCGCCCGTTGTATTAGTGCGGGAGGCTGGAATCGAACCAGCAGTCTCAAACTTAATAGGTTTGCGTCTTTACCGTGTGTTTGTAAGTTTTCACCGTAGGGGACAGTTTCCTATCCGAGTCGTCAAAACTGTAACAGCCATTTGACTACTCCCGCGTTTGTATCGTTATCCGTCCAAGTCGAAGGAGCGGTGCCCCTCGGCTCTTCTGGCCGAGGAGCCAAGCAAAGATCCGAAAATCGTTTGTAGGCTCACATCCGTAGGGGACGGAAAAAGGCGGAGGGGGTTGGAATCGAACCAACAACTTTAGTTATTCAGACTAATGTTTTACCATGCGTTTGTATGCTATTCCAGTAGGGGACGCGGTACGTCCAAGTCGGCCAGCAAAAGAAGCGTTAAACTTCCCCTCCGTATTTCTCTCACCAAATTGTAAAAGATCAAAGTGACTTCCGTCACGGTTCAAGTAATAATTAAGACGCGAGTCGCTGGAAAAGGTTCATGGAATTTGGAAATTTTTTTCACCTTTCTCAAATTACCCCGATGTGGGGGTTTGCTCCTGTTCCAATGCCTCATTTATATCAAACCGCCAATCTAAGGTCAAGACCACTTCAAGCTGACCCACTAGGATTTGAACCTAGACTAACTGATTCAGAGTCAATCGTGCTGCCAATTACACTATGGGTCAAAAGCAAGTATCCGAAGGACTTGAACCTATGGCCGCTAGCCGCCCTAAACGTCTTTAGGTCTAGAAAATACCTGCACTGGCCCGCGAGGAATCGAACCCCATCTTGATGGACCAAAACCATCCGTGCAGCCTTTACACCACAGGCCAAAATTTGGCTGTCTAGCTAGAACGAAGTTTGGACCTCCGCAGTACGCACGACGGGCGGGTTCCACTAATTAAGACCTTTCCGATCAACCTAAACGGTTAATGAGCCATAGCCCATCACTCAGCCAAGCAACCGAGACACGAATCGAACGTGTGTCAAACAGGGTCAAAGCCTGCCTCCAGTACCAACACCGGACCCTCGGTTATAAAGCTGTGAGGAGAGGATTTGAACCTCCATACCGATTGAACGGAATACGTCTGATTAACAATCAGGTCGCTTACCAGTTAGCGTACCTCACAAAATAAAGAGGCTGAGGTGGGACTCGAACCCACGCGCATAAAATTAACAGTTTTAGGCTCTGCCACTGAGCTACTCAGCCAAAAGTTCACTTCACACTCTCTGAATTGAACCCTGCTTCTAGAAGAAATCAAAATGCAAAGTCCTTTGTGCCAATTGTCACCTAAAATTCCATTGGCAACAAAACATAGACAGCGGCTATGCAAGGGTTTCCCCAAAATATCAATAGCAGGCACGGGACGATTCGAACGCCCTTCTTCTGCTTTGGAGACAGAGCCCTCTCCCAGGAGAACGTGCCTATGTTTTCGGTATCGGCTTGCACAAGGCGTTTCTTATGTTCCAACCTTGGCCGGGATTTGAACCCGTTACACACTTCCATGCCTTCTGATTTTGAAAGTGACCGAAGTCCTACGGGCAAGATTCGAACTTGCGACCACCTGTTCATCAGACAGGCACTCTAACCAAACTGAGTTACCGTAGGATGGAGGTCGCTGGGTTATTCATTCCCCTAAAGCCCGCGACCGAGGCTAGGTGTGCGACGGGAATTGCACCCGCACGGTCGTAATGACCTCTTGGTTCACAGCCAAGCACAGCTAACTAATATCTGCCTCGCACACAGAGCGGCATATGGGAATCGAACCCATACCTAAACGTTGGCAACGTTTCGTGCAGAAGCCACTACACCAATGCCGCTTAAGGCTTTTTCTAAATTGTCAAAGATCAAGAGCTAGCGAAGGGAATCGAACCCCCATAGGCCGCTTTACAAGAGCGGTGCATAGCCATTCTGCCACGCTAGCTTTCATTAGCTTCTTCAAGAAGCTTTTTCGCTTTCTCAATATCCTTCTTCTTCTTAGCATCCCTTCTTTTCTTAGCAGCTTCGGCCCGCCTCTTCGAGTCGGCCCGAAGCCTTTTTACTTCCTTATCATAAATTGCTCTTTGTTCCTTCGTCATCAACTTCTTCAACGAGGTCTTCGTGACTTCTCTGGCGATTCTGACATTTTCTTTCGCCAGATCCAGGATCTTCCAATCCTCCATCGTATCCAAATCGAATTCTGTCATTTTACTGTAACTATTCTTGTCACAGAAAAAGTACTTCTTCCCCGCCACCAGCCTCTCTTCTCTGTCCTTCACGCTCGTCAAGTTCACCCATCCCAAATTCTTCAAAGCCTGGATTGCTTCTCGGTCGCCGCTCTTGACCATTTGAGTCAAGGCAAAGATCAAATCCCGCTTCAAAGAGTAACTCTTCGTCTGGGCGAGGCTACCCAGAGTTGTATCCTGCACGGTTAAGTTCGGTTCGCACTCGCAATCGCCGTAACAATAGCAATCTCTTTCGCTCTGAACCAAAATCAACTTGTAGCTCATGATATTTTTCCTTTCAAGAGACAGGAGGCGGAATCGAACCGCTTGTGACGGATTTGCAATCCGTTGGCCCTACCATTGAACCTTACTCCCCTGTCCTTTCTTCCTCTTTCAAATTCTCCCTAACGTGTTTCTTGAATTCTCTTTCCATATTCCCATCCAACTCTGGATTTGCTGTCGTTGAATGTCTGCCATCTACTAGATGTCCTAAATCGTTTGGGCCAATTTTAACCAATGGTGTTGGAAATCTAAGTTGCATTGCCAAGTTGGTGGAAAATATATCTACCATGTTTCTCCTTCTGTCAAGAGCGGGTACGGGGAATCGAACCCCGATTTTCAGCTTGGAAGGCTGTGGCTTTACCACTAAGCTATACCCGCTTAAATCTCTCCCAGAAAAAGCCATTCCGTTTCGCCGTTGCACATAATACAAGGGCCAGAACTTTCTTCTGGGAATGTCTCTACTATTCTTCCTCCATTTTCACATCCGCATTCTTTGTTCTTGCAAGCTCTTGTGAACAGGTTCCCCGACGCAAATCTTGCTTCGGTAAAACCATCATCACACTTCTCGCATCCGTTTTCGCAATATGGGCATTTTGCTTTCATTCATTCCTCGTCAGAAAGTTCGTTCAAACCGTAAAGTTGCAACTCTCTAATCGCTTCATCAGCCAATTCCGACTGATCCTTTTCAAAGCAGCAACATTCGTAAACCGGGGCGGAACAATTACACCCTTCCGCGTGACCGAAATCACGAATCTTTTCCAGCAACTCGTAAACTTTTTCTAAGTGACTCATTTTAGCTTCTCTATTTCTTCCTTTAGGCTTTTTATCCAGCGTTTTGGTCTTGACTCTTTTAACCCAGCAAGATGCAAAAGTCGCTCTTCTTTTTCGGGATCAGGGTCGTAGTGTAATTCCCTTCCCCTTTGATATTCTCTCAAATGCTTTACTTTAGCGTCTTTTTCTTTTTCGTTCATTTGCCTCCTAAGTAGGGCCGAGAGGAATCGAACCTCTATAGTTCCGGTTAAGAGCCGGATGCATTACCTTGTCTGCCACGACCCCGTATTGCTTCAAGCTTATCTGAAAGAGTGCTTTGCTTTCGCTTAGACCCCTTCCGCTTCGGCTTAGAACGGGACCGAGGTTGGGCACGCATTGATTCCTGCCACTCGGCCATTTCTCCAGCAGTTTCAAACTGCTTTGTTATTCCTCTTATAGTAAGTTCAAACATCGTTTTCTTCATCCTCGTTAATTCCACATTCTTTCACTTGGTCCCAAAGTAATCCTCCGTGTTCCCAATCCCCCGCTTCCAAATATGCACAATATCCATTTTCTTGATAGGGCTTGTCTTCATTCAAACTCCACCAAGGACACTTGCCTCTGCCTCTTGCATATCTATAACAATAGGGTCCTGGCGGTATGTGTTTTTCCATTTCTTTTTTGTTCATTTTCCTCACAATTTGTTATTTCCAGTGACCCCTGTGGAATTCGAATCCACAACCTTCGGATTAACCTACCAACTACAGCTTTCGCTGCCCTTTCGGTTTGTGGTCTGGACTTTCTCTTAACCCTCGTCTTTACGTTAGGGTTTCGCCTGTCAAGTCTCTACACCTTCCCTTTCGGGCTTGGCTCGGGATTGCCATCTTACAGGGTTCCCCGAATTTAGGCGACTCTACTTTTTGGGTTTCCCCAAAAGCACTCCTATTCGAAGTCCGATGCTCTACCAATTGAGCTAAAGGGTCCGAAGTGAGGTCGCCGGGCCACGATCCCGAACTGGTAGGGTAAAAGCCTACTGTGCTGCCAAATTACACCACGACCCCTTCAAATTTTGGGCCATGCGTTTCAATCGGATACGGGGCATTTTAATCCTCCAACTCTTTCTTAATCTCTTCCGGCATTGCTGGACAACCTGTATGCCAGCACGTTACCGTAACTCTGTAACCTTCGTCCTTGGGGAACTTTTCCTTAAACAACCTCACCAACTTGGCGACATGGGATGAACTATAGCTGCGGATACTGCTATCCGTGGCAAACAGCCCGTGTCCCTTGTACGATACGTTGATCTCGAAAAATGTTCCCGTTTTCATGTTTTTGGAGCCCCCATTGGGTCCATCGGGTCGCGAAATGTTTGGGCTAATGACCCTCAATCCACAACTCAATTGCTGTCGCAGACCTCCGCCAACCCGACACAGATCTTTTCCCGTAGGGGGCATAGCTGGGCATGGCTTCCGTCGCTTCGGCTTTCGGTTACCACAAAGGAACGACCCGCTTAATGGCGGCGTCCAGCCCAGATTATCGTTTCTCCTTATTTTAGTCCAGTCCAATAAAAAAACCCTTTTCGCCCTGCGGGCGAAAAGGGTTTCTTACCACAGGGCATACAACGACATTAACCACATCCTGTTTGAATGTGCTTATGCCAGTTCGTATTACCCTGTTTGGTCATCATTTTCAAGTTCTCCTAAAGTGGCAGGGGCAGGATTCGAACCTACGGCCTCAAGGTTATGCTTACCAACTACGGTTTTCACCGCCCTTACGGTTTGTGGTCTGGACTTTCTCTTCACCCTCGGCTTTAACCGTTAGGGTGCCTGCCGTCAAGTCTCTACACCTTCCCTTTTACGAGCTTGGCTCGGGATTACCATTTCACAGGCTTCCCCGAATTTGACAGGTAACCAACTTGGGTTTCCCCAAGTTGTGCCCAAATCGAGCCTTGCGAGCTACCAGACTGCTCCACCCTGCGTCAATTCTTAGTATTATAGACGGTCGGCATCGAAAAATGGTTCACGATTTTCCAGAAAATTTTTGAGGACATTCAATCCCTTCTCTATTTTCTGCCTTACTTCCCAACTTCCCTTTCCACTCAACTTAACGCGGGCTATACCGTTGGGAAGGATATTCTTCCTATTGCTCCCTCTTCTGAGATAGTTGCTCTTTTCGAAATCATCGATTCCCAAGAACGATGCCCAAAAAGTTCTGATTGTAAGATCATCCTGGGGATTGTGGTGTTGAACACGAATCTTGAAGCTATGAAAATCAAAAAACTGCTTTATCCAAGCAACGAAGGTCTTTAAAATGACGGGATCGGAGTTTGTCATAGAAACTTCACTGTGACTGTACTTTGTTCCTTCCCCCCAGTATAAAGCCAGCCCCAATAAATAACCAGGATCACCCAACGGGGGATGATAACTATTTTGTACTTGTTCCCGTCGCTCGATCCAAATTATTTTAAGGGCTTCTCCCCCACTTATTCCACGCCTTTTCATTCAACCTCCAGTTACACCAAAATTCTAGCATAACCGGAGATAAAAAGCTAGATCAATTTCTATCTACGGGGTATCTGCAATCCTGTTGATTTCATCTTCTAGTCGTTTGACCTTCTTTTCCAGGCTTTTCACTTTCTTGATTTTCTTCTTCAAGGCAGCGACGTACTCGGCAATCTCATTCCGCTGCTCACGGCAATGGGAACACAGGTTACACCCTGGACATAGGTCGGGACCGTAGCGGATATCGTCTTCGGTAAATTCTCTCATTTTTGATTCCAAAACGCGAGAGGCAAAGACTCCCCTATCATAACGGGATCATGGGGAGGGAGCGTTACCTGATTTTCATCACACCATTTTCTAAACCATTCGTATGAAACCTTCACGGATTTTTGTCGTTCACGGATTTTTCGGTTTTTTGTCCGATCCCCTCTTTCGGGTTAGCTCCCGCTCATTTCAAGAGTCATTTGCAACGCTTTCTTCCAAGTCAGATCGGAACCCATATCCCCGTTCTTGTGTTGAAGTCGGGTGGGAAAACCATGAAGTATCAAAAATTCCGCATCGGCTTCGGCCAATCCTTCAACGAAATCAACCACCTCGTTGCATTCAGCGACAGTAAGCTGGCCGTTGGGATGAGAATATCCCTTAGAGGCAATCTCACGCATTTTACTCATGGTTTTTGCTCCCTAACGGGATCATGGGGAGGGATATGGTTTTAGGGTTGGCAAAGCAGACTTGAGCAACAGGAAGACGTTCTCTATCAGCAGCATCATCAGCAACCATCTCAAGATCATTTGGAATCATGTGTAACAAGCCCACCCTTCGTCGGGAGCATAGTGTTTAGCCGAAAACTCATCCTCTTTTTCCCAATCAACGGCATCTTCCTGGAACCATCCCAATTCAATGAGGCGATTCAAATCATCGGGTTCAACAGGGCGATCCGTTGAATGTACATATAGGATATCGTGTTCGGCACCACAATTAAAGCCATCTGGCTTATTGCGATATTTTTCCAGGATTATCAGTCCCTCGATAATTGCAGAAGTTCGCATCATTTATTCCTTTGGCTTTTTTATCCTACTATAGTAACAAGCAATATCAACCGCGAGCCCAATCCCAATCAGGGCCATCTGTAGTTCCTCGATATTGCCGCCACTCTGCGAATACGCGACCATGCCGGTCAATGTTGTGCAAGGCAACAGGAGGCAACAGGCCAACGCGATGCCGCAATTTAGGGGTGTAGCATACGACCACAAATTCCATGCCCATACCGCAATCGCGATCAAACGGGGGATAATCAAGATCAGGATAATAAGGCACACTAGATTACCATTATGTTATAACACGGGACCGTCTGAGTCCTGACGCGGTTAATCTTCGGTTTCCCAGCAAACTGGCACCGGAGGAACAAGTTGGTGCAGATCGAAACCACAAAAAGTCTGCCTGTCATCCTCGCCATTACCAGACCGGCCAACCTATTTAGTCTCTTCATTAGCCGGATAAATCCATCTTTTAATATCTTTCCTCAATCGCTTGGGCTAGAGTATCCAATGCTTGGTTCGCTTCGGGATGGTCCTTCAAGTGGCCTCTAATTCGCTTGATCCGCCGTCTAAGGCTCCATTTTGTGAAAAGGCTTTGAATGTGATCCCTAGCCCACTTGAAAGTCGTTATCGGAAGTATGATTGGAGAAATCAGCACGGCAATCGTGCAAGTTATTCCCAGAACCACCCCTGGGCAGGGACAAGGCGGCATGTCCTTCGCTAGCTCATCCTGGCTACTGTAAACCACGATGAACCCTATGAGCCAAGCAGATGCTAGATATCCAGCTAGAATTAGCAACCAAGTTTCCATCAGACTAAAATGAACCTTTTGTTTGTGACTGGCATTACGCTAAGGGTTACACCGTGGGCGGCTTCCGCTCGTTTGGCGAAGGCTTTTGCTTCGCCTTCGTCGTCAAACCAGCCATCATATGGTGGAGGTGGAGGAATCTCGCTATAAAATTGCGTCAAACGCAATCCTTGCATTAGGGACATTCCCGTAGAAGAGACAGCGATATCATTGATTTCTCTAATGTTATCGACTATCTCATCCGGGGTTGTTTCGTATCCATCCTCAGCTAACTGTTGCTGGATTTTCTGGAGGGCTTGTTTTGCTTGGTCGTCCATCAGTTTGGTGATGAAAAGTATTTATGATAATTCGGTTCTTCGCTGCCAAAGAATTTTGCCTTTTCCTTATGGCAATCGGCCATATTTTCAGAATCGAAGAGTTCGCTTAACCAGTATCTCTGCCTGAGCATCTGGTATTTTTGGTCTTCGAAGCTCTTTCGGAAATATGCAATTGCTTTATCAGCAGCTTTGGTTCCTCTTTCCTCGCCAGCGGCAACAACCGCCAACGTCAATGCCGTGCAAGAAAGAAGAATCGCTTCTTGCAGTCGTTCTTTCTGATCTTCATTTGCCCATCCGCTAACGAGGATAATAAGGGCCACAACGTAATGCAGACACATATCCGCGACTTCTCCGACATCATTGATCTCACCTCCGATCTCCTTAAAGTCACCCAAGACTTGTCGAAAAACTTGACCTCTATCCTCATCGGCTTCGACTAATTCATCAACCACTTGGTCTATATCAATGCCCGAGTACCTCGCAAGAGCCATCATAAGTAAAGATGCTCGGGTTACTGTGGAGGTGGAAGCATCGCGAAGCTCCATTTCTTCCTTTTCGGATATATCGCAGGCATATGACGCGAGCATCTCATAGAAATGTAAGGTCACATCGAGTGCGACTCGTAAGGTGTTGTCGATGTTTTTCATTTCTTGAACCATTTGGCATTTGCCGCGATAAAATATTGGATATCCACTTCGCGAAACAACTCTTCATCCCATTGGTATTTCAGTGCCTTCTCGGGATCGTTTTTTGTCATCGTCGCCCAATTGTCGTACCATACAAGTTCGGTTTTCAAGAGAGAAGCAACACCACTCCAAACTTCGTCTATTTTGAACGTGGAAGACCAAAATACGTGTATTGCATCTTCTAGTGAAACCGCTCTGGGTTGGCAGAGTTGTCCGTTATCGTAGATGTTCGGCAATGGCGGAATAAGCGATGTATCTCCGTAACTCCTGGCGGGCTTATTCCTCATACTAACAGCGAGGGTTTTTTCACAAAACACAAACTGCATATAAGGAAAGGCCAAGGTATAGACGAATTTCCCGCATCCGGGGATACCTAATTTGCTATCTACTTCATCATCACAGGGAATATCGAGCTTAATCGTTCTGATTTGTGGTTCGAATTCAACAATAATGATCTCACTTGAACTATCAGGGCAATTCACATGAAGGCCAGGACTCACCAATTTATCGGCGGTACATTGTTCTAGAATTCTCATACCACATTATAGCCCGTTTGGGCGGATTGGTAAAGATCTACCTCTTTAGAGGGAGGCGATGATGACCGCAATGATTACGGTAAAGGTAAGCCCCATCATGACAATGAGCATAATAGCATAGCCCCAGATACAAATAGCGATGTCCCGATTGAAGCGTTTTAACTTCTTCTCCTTCTCGGGGCCATCAGGCATTTCATCAATACGTCTCTTGATTATGTGGATGGGCAGCATCTATCTAATTCCTTCAAATATCCTTTGAGGGCGGGAGTCGAACCCGTGGTTCCGATAATGTTTTTCTTCCTGGGCAAACGGCATACTGATTTAATGAGCTTTGTTTTGGAAAAATACATAACGTCGGCCATGATTGAGTAATCTCGATCAAACTCTGTCTGTGCATAGCTCCCAGGAACATTTCCATGAATATAAACTGTTTTTATATGAGTGGTGACATCCACAGGCCATGATTCAGCAGCCCAATCGATGTGATTCAACATGTAATCTGGGCTACAACTTTGCCACGTTTCGAAGGTTTCTACAGTATCGCGTCCAGGAAAGATATGGTCACATATTACGCTGCCGACCCAGGACTCGGATATGCCGAATGTTGAAAACCAAAAAGTGCTTATTGCATTCTCTATGGTCTTTCTGGGATTCTGGCACACCCTTCCACTAAAAGCATATAGGTTGGGCAGAGGAAGATGATAGGACGGATCTTTATGGCTTTTGGCGGGATGGCTTCTTACTGATACAGACAACGTACCATCGAACAATACGAATTGTAGGTAAGGAAAAGGCAAAGAAAAAGTACGAACCTTTCGATACCAGGAAGGGCGATGGTTTAGCTTTACCGTTCTGACTTGCGGTTCGCATTCAACAACGGTAATTTTGTCGGTTTTTGCCAATACTCGCATCAATTTAACTCTGCAATAAGGTCGCCCTTTGCTTCTTCGGCAAAACAAACAGATAGAACACCGTTGTGTATTTCACCCTCGCTCTCCACATCTTGCCGCCACGCAGCGAACTCGAAATGATCTTGGTCATTCAGCGTCATTGGATAAATCGTCGCCATTATCAAATCTCCCATTTTGGGAGGATTGTATGGCACTTCGCGATTAAGATGTATCAAAAGCCCGTTAAGCGAGTCATTGCAAAACGTGTCGGCTATCTCTTCGCTGATGATAGCCCTCATGATGTTTCCAGGGCTACCAAATAGAGCCCCAATGCCGTTTTCTAACATAGATTAACCGCAACCTTTCTGCATTATGTCTCTGACAGGGCCATCAATTTCATTCATTCCCAAAAGACTCAACCTAATTTGCTCGACAATCTTTTCAAGCTTTTCCGTTTGCTCTTCCGTTTGCTCTTTCTCTGACACCCCGTTGTCGCGGATGATATTTAAAGCGTAATTGAGAATCCTATGCAGATACCCAAGTTGTCGATTGAAACTAGTGTGATCTTCAAAAACCAGCTTATCTTCAATGATATCGCAAGTGGGCTCTATTCCCCGATATTCTTTCGGCCTTCTTTTCCTCCGTCTTTGTTGAGAGAGCCTTACTTTTTCTTCCGGTGTAAGTGCCGCCTGCTCTTTTATCGAACGTTTCTGGTTGCATTGATAGCAGGACAGAACTGTTTTCGCCTCTCTTGTTTTTTTCAATCTTTCGGGATCAAGTCGGCTACAGAGATGGTCGATTGTAGCCATCTGAGATGTTTGTTTTTTGAGGCTGAAATGTCCCGGTGGTGTGATGACTAAAAAGGTCTTTCGTCCACACCAATGGCAATGAGGATTTTCTCGCCAAAGACGATGAAGCCTTCGTCGGAGTCGTTTTGCTGTCATTTGTCCCTGATGCTTTCTAACCGTCTTTCGTCATCATCGGTTATTTCGTCTCGATTGTTATCCAGAACCACCAAAGTTATTGGTATATGATGGCATACGGGTACTCTGAAAGTCCTAAAAAATCTGATACTAGTGACTTCCTGTAAAGGGGCACAACTAGATTCTTGACAGATGGCTGTGACTATTGTTTGCGTGTGTCTGTTGTCAGTATAGCAAGAAAGAGCTACATACAACCTACCACGGAATACAAACACATCGCCACAGCGTAGATCCTCGGCATTTTTGCGAGGAATATTCTTGCATTCTTCCAAGAAATTTCCCGTAACAGTGGCGGGAATATCGAAAGGACTAGGCATTTTTCACTTTCAGTTTCAAATAAGCGATTACTTCATCAGCGAGCGTGTCGGGCGACTTCTCGCCATCTAATTGGACCTCGGGATTCTCAGGTGGCTCATAAGGATCGTCAATTCCCGTAAATCCTGTGATTTCCCTTTTTCGGGCTCTCTTGTAAAGTCCCTTCGGATCGCGGGATTCGCAAATAGAAAGAGGGGTATCAACGAAAACTTCAACAAAATCATCTCCAACCATCGATCTTGCGTTATCCCGATCAGCACGATAAGGGCTAATAAAGGCGGTAAGGGTGACGATGCCAACGTCACAGAGTAGCTTTGCTACGCACCCTATCCGCCTTATGTTCTCTTCCCTGTCCTGGGCTGAGAAACCTAACCCAAACCTCTTCGCAAACTCTTCCCCATGATGTTCCGACAACTTTCCCGGCCCCGCATTCAAAGTATGTCGTACATTGTCGCCGTCAAGAACAGCAGAATGAACCCCTATTTCATGAAGTTTGCGATCAACAACATTGGCTATCGTACTTTTCCCTGATGCACTAAGCCCAGTGAACCACACAACACAGCCTTTGTGCCCATTCAGCTTTTCTCGCTCTTCGCGAGTGATTGTTTGATTATGCCAAAATACCTCGGCCATTTTTCTCCTTAGCTAAGGTATTTATTCTTTTGATTCCTCTATTTCCTTGGTGACACATGGGATACATCGGATTGGGGATTCGGCGGGATGAGAGGCTTTCGTGGCAGGAGAAATCCAGACCTCATCCTTGCACTTCCCGCAAACTGCCTTTGTAGAGCCAGGAACCCCAGATGGTCCCCATTTGCAAGGCACACAGACGAAAGTTATCTCCTCCGCATTCTTGTCGATTTCCTCTTGGGGTACGACCGTGATCGGAATGCCGCCGATGTTGATCTTGTCGCCTACTTTTTTTGGTTTTTCCATCGTGAATCTTCCAATTGACAAAATAATTCACACCGAAGAGCAGTATAAATGCTTCCTCTTGGTATTCTTAAATCTCGCCAAATATCTGAGCAATGGGATGGCCCGTGCTTTTCCAAATAGGCCCTTATTCTTTCCCGTCGCTCTATTGTGATTGGTTTAATAGTCATGTCACCCTAAGCATTAAATGCGTGTTTTTCCCACCATTCGAGCGTTTTCTTCTCTCTCCACTTCTCCCATCCTGGGTCGGTTTCCTTTCTTATCCGAAGTTTTCTGACTTTTTCCGCACAAATTTCGCACCAATGCAGATGCCCTTGAAGTGCGATTTTTAAGTCATACGAACAATCATCCTCAACGTACCTAATCGCTTCTGGCAGGTTGAGGCATTTCATTTCACCCCTCATAGTCTTTTCTCCTTCGTCTATCCTTAGAAAAAACAAACCCCGCTTCGCTCCGCGAAACGGGGTTTGTAAACAGTCACCAGCGGCGAGGGTGCTTGCGAGGACACCATCTCTGAATCCGAATCCGAAGACTCCGACCCAACGCTCTGCACTTGAGCTACTCGCCAGATGAGACTGCACGGGTTCAAATGCAGTCTCAAGGGGTGGCTCTCAGCCATACAGAACTTTTGGGTTCCCTATGGACCTTGCATCGAGAGCCACAAGTGGGAGTGGGTGTTCGTTAAGCACCGACCTTCGGGCCTGTTGCCCGACGCTCTACTCTGAGCTACACTCCCAAACGGACTGGAGTGCGAGTGGGTGTTCGTGAGGCACCGTCTCCTGCCGCATTGCTGCGACAGACGCTTTACTCTAAGCTACACTCGCATGGTGACGAGGGTAGTTGCTAATTACCATCTCCGAACCCGGATTGATCGTAAACGCCGAAGCGTAGCAGACACGATCCAAGTCCGACGCTCTGCACTTGAGCTACTCGCCAAAAATGTCAGGTATTAGCACAAGATCTATTCCTGACGGTGGTGATCCCCAGATCAACATCAATAGACTCCTTGGGTCTGTACACGGGGGTTTAAAGCCCTTCACACACCTTCACCCCTGTTCTTGGTTCTACCCACGGAACAGCACGTAGTAGTGGATGCAGCATTCTAAGCTAGCTCTAAGATAACCGTCGCTATCTTTTTGCGAACTCGCTGACCTTTGTACCCCTGGGAGGTACTCTAGCCAGCCCCTTGCGGGCAGCGTCACACCTTGCGGTAATGACCGTAGGCACTTCTACTATCACCCACGCATCTTTTATCCAGCCCTCCGAAGAGGACTTAGGATTTCCCAGGAAACTTATTCAGTTTCACAACCTTATCAATGACAAATCGATATTGTGTAACAAACCGTTATACGATAAAGATACAAATCCGCATTCTTTTGGATAGCATTCTATTGGTCGGACAATAGCTCACACCCTAAGTTACTAGCGAGTTCTGGGCTCCGACACCCTTATCCCACGCCACCCTCGTACAGTTAGATGCGGAGAGGCCGCATCAGCCCCAAAGGGTTGTCCTGTCTCTGGCTTTCGCCTATGTCCGAAGACTTGACCGCCCGGTTCGTTCATGGCAAGTCAGTTTTGAGTCCCGGCGACAAAGGGACTTGTATGCTTTAGCGACTGTCGTCGCCGTATTAGCGATTATTGTGTGGTCCAAATTGTCAAAGAGCAAATGCTTGTTCATCAAGCATACTTGGGATTCTACAGATTCCTAAAACTTCGTCAAGGGGACTTCGAAATTTTTTCAAAATACTTCCTCGGGCAACGAGCCCGAGGAAGTCGGTTGGGTAGACCAGCCAAAGACTAAAGACTGGTCGAAGAACCGAAAGGAGTATTCCAAAGGGCACCTTCTCGGGGGCGAAGCCCGAGAAGGTGCTTCCCGAAAGGAAGGAACATGGTCCCAAGTAAGTTGTCAAAGATCAATAATTGGGATTTTACGGATTCCCAAATCTTCGTCAAGCCCTCTAATCAAATTTTTTCGGAGAGCTTTTTTGGTATTTCACTACGGCAAAACCGCGAAGCGGGCCATCTTTGCGGTTTATCGGATCTCTTCCGTATTTCGGGTTTCCGCTCATCCCATCTGACCTCGGCCCACCAATGTCAAATTGGGGAATCTCGGCAATACGGCAGGGATGTGTCCAAGCCACCTTAGTAATAAAATTCGGATTTTCCTTTGTCATTCTTTCCCAGCGAACATACGTCTTCATCGGCGTTTCGTATTCCAAAACTGGAAACGAATACCAGTCCTCACAGTCCAAATAACGCGTGTTCCAAAAGTTCGTGATGACTACTTCAAATTTGTTATTTGGAGCGTGCATCAGGCAAACTTGGAGGCTTGGATACCAAATGTTCGGCAACGGCGGAAAGAATACTTCCTGATCGATATATCGGATTGGCTCGTTGCTAAACGAAACATGGAGACTTGTACCCATTTTCCCCAAGTATCTTGTAAACTGCATATACGGCATTGCCAATTCGTGGTTGAAATACTGTTCACAAAGGCAAAATTTGCACACCCTTATTTGGGGTGGATATTCAACAACGTGTAGTTGTTTGTCCTTATAGACTTCGCGACAGGATTTCATTTGTTCTACATATTCCCTGGCAGCGTTGGCCTCCTGTTGTCTTTTCGCCTCATTTATCTGTTCTTCGTATTCTGCCATTGCCACTTCGTAGAATTTCAATCCATCTCCACAGGGTTTCCCCGCATCCTCCCAAAGGTAGTATGCTCGGACGCGGACACATTCTATGAGTTCGGCGGGGGATAATTGGGGCATTTTGTTTCCTTACTTGCTCCTCGAATTATAGTCCGAAGCAGGATCTCTGTAAAGTAACTCTTATAAAGTAATGAAAAAATGGTCGATCCTATTCGTGTTCCTTCTTGCCTTCTGTGTGTTTGTGGAATGCTACGATCTCTATTGGTCGATCAAGCTACAGGATGTTCTCTATAAAAGCGAACTTAATCCCTTTGGTCGTTTCCTAATGGACCTAGATGGGGGAAGTGTAGCCCTCTTCATGGCCGTGAAAGTTGCTAGTATCTGTTTGATTACTGCTGCTCTTCCTCTTCTTTTTGTCTTCCGGCCAAGATTGGCTTGGATCTTATTGACAATCTCGGTGATTTGGCGGTTAGCGTTGCTGTTGTTTCTTGAATTTGGGCACTTACTCTTTGCCCATTAAGACCTTCCAGGCTTTAGTGAGTCTTTGAGCAAAGCTTGTTTTGGGTTCTGGTTCTGGATCGGGGTCTTTTAGAACAAACGGCTGAATAGGATATTGCAGCTTCTCTTTGCCTTCATCGTAGTAGGGTTGTGTTCCAACCCATTTGCCGCTGGCGGTGTTGGGATCGTACATGTCCCCGTCCATTCCCGAATCACACATTTTTCTTTCCTTTCGGTTGTCGCATAAAATCGTAGCCATGTTCCAATCCAGCCACGACGGCTCCCATAGTTACTCCAAAGAGCCACCCGATCCAGTAGAGAGGATTGTATCTCATTCTTTCTTTCCTTTTTCACCAAGCGGTAAGAAAATCGACTTTGATGATTTTGGGCTCATCCATATAAAAAGACGTGCCCGGTAACCGACCCACCGTTACAACGGTGGATGACGAGTTAATTTTAAGAGACAGACCAGAAGTTAAAGCCAAATTCTAGCACCTCGGCCTGCGGTCACCTCGTCTAGACACTTTTTGGGATGGGTGTTGGTTTACCGGACACGCTATGTTTTGAATTCCTTAATCAATTCCTCAGTTTGTTCCCAGGGGAATTCGGGACGGCCAAAATGCCCTCCCGCAGCAGTATTTAGATACCCTCCGAAGCCAAAAGGTTCGCGTAAATCCAACCTTTTGATGATTGCAGAAGGACTTAAGCCGACTTTTTCAGCCATTTTTGTGAGTTTTTGTTCGTAATCCATCCAGGGTTCTCCTTCTCCTGTTCCAAAAGTTTGAACCCGAATAGAAACAGGATCAACCACTCCGATTGCATACGAAAGTTGAACCCTGGCTTTATCAGCAAAACCGCCAGCTACGAAGGCTTTTGCGAGTTGCCTTGCCGCATAGGCCGCACTTCTGTCTACTTTGGTGGGATCTTTTCCGCTAAATGATCCTCCACCAATCGGACAATCGGCTCCGTAGTTGTCTACAACGATCTTCCGGCCACTAAGTCCTGTATCGGCAGCAGGACCGCCGAAATTCCATTCGCCAGAAGGATTAAGGATGTACTTCGTGTCTTTCAAGAAATACTTGTAGCCGATCACGTTGGGAACCAATTGCATGATTTGGCTCCGAACTTCATCCAAGCTGACCCCCTCTTTGTAACAAACAGATACAACGAGAGAATCGACCTTTATAGGCTGGTCGTATTCGTTGTAGATAACTGTAGCCTGCGTCTTGGCATCGGGGAGAAAGATGCTTCCCCATTCATCGCCGTTTCTTTTGCTCTGAATGTCTTTCTGGATCAAATCGATCATGCTGAAAGCGACACTGTGGGCGAGAGGCATGAGATTCTGTGTCTCTCGACACGCATAGCCAAACATAAGACCTTGATCCCCCGCTCCGATCTCTCCATCGTCCCTGACGACTGCCGCCGCGATCTCGGGGGATTGAGCCCTAATATGGTTCTCGATAACAACGGTTTTATGGCAGCAACCGTGTTCGGGGCGGTCATAGCCGATATCGTACAGAACCGACCTGACGACTCCTTCGTAGTCTACCTCGCCATTGGAAGTAATCTCTCCCGTCAAGATAACGAGATCACGCGGCCAACTGCTGCTCCCATCTCTTGTCACAACCACTTCGCAGGCCACTCTCGCCTCAGAATCTTGATCCAGGTGAGCGTCCAAGATTGCATCAGCGATCTGATCCGCTACCTTATCTGGATGCCCCGCTGCTACCGCTTCTGATGTCCAAGCATACATGTTTTTCACCTTTAATTTTGATTAGCTGTTCCCTTCTGCCACAAAGCGTTAAATCTTCCTCCAACCATCGCTGTTATCTCTTGGTGCTTATCGCTATTCAGTTGTTTCCAATCCGAAAGCGTAGCCTTTTCCCCTTCTCTGTTGATCTTCGCCGTCCTCATGATTTCGGCTTCCGGCGAACTATACAACATCATGATAACCTCTTCCTTTTTATCATAGTTTTCCAAACTGGGATTATCTTTATAGTGGTCGATGCCTTCCTGACCATGTGCCATCCAGGCCTCGATTAGGATAATGAATTCCTTGATCTTACGGTCAATAATTGCCATTTGGATAGAGGCAAGAATCTTTGGCTTCACTTTCGGATCACCAAACTCTGGAATCCCGATGATTTTGACCCCATCATCACCCGATACAAACAGAACTGGGCAAAGACTTCCATCTTTCAGGAAATTCCTCTCTGCCATTGCCTGAAATTGATCCATCATCCCAATGAGAGGATCGCTTGTGGGGACGTGGCCCGCGTTATACATCTCTAACCTTTCTAGGCTGCTCGGCCATATTTTTCTTGACGAAGTTCTTGAATAGCGGCTTGCTCCACATTCTGTCGTTCTATTTGTTCGGATGGAAGTCCACATTGTTCGGCCTCAGTGTTCCAGTGGTCCCTGAACCAATCGCGGGCCGCCATGATGATGTCTTTTCGTTCCTGTATGTCTTCCGGTTCACCTTCTCCGGTTAGGTGTACAATGAATTTGATTTGAGCCTTATAGGCTTCCTTTAGGAATTGATGCCAGATTTCGATTCTCTTGCAGTTGTCGAGATGTCGGGCAAATCTCTGTTTGTTGATTTTTTCAAGCTCGTCTTCGTAGTTAAACAACGAGTGTCGTATGTAGTTCAATTTCTCCCTTGGGCTAGCCATGAAGTGGATTTTCTGACGAAACTTTTGGATCATGGCATTTCTGCCGGGCATCTGCTTGCGAATCTTCTTGAATTCGATCTTTTCGGTGAATAATTCGTGATCTATTAGCCATTCTTTAAACTGCATACCCTATTTAGCGGAATATTCGAGGTTTCCGCATTGAGAGAGCAAATTATCGGCTACATGCTCCCAAACAACTGTTTCCAACTCGGCCTCAGTAACATCTTCGGCAAGACTAGATCTTCCGTGTTCGATGTTTTCTGGATCGGTAAATTCTTGCTTTAATTCAGCCGCCAGATTCTTCATAGCCAATTCTGAATCGCCTTTTGCCTGTTCGAACACTTCCTCGGCCTGCTCTCGCCATTCCCAATAAATATGCTCAACATTCGAAATCCAAGCATGAATGGCCCAAGTTTCCCAATTAGGGGCACCGCGATACACTTTTTCCTCCTTTTTCATGCCCAAGTACTGTCGTTGTCGGGGATTATCCTGCCATCGGGGTTCCCGTACTTTTCAATATGGGCAATAAGAACATTAGTACCAAAATCTATTGCGTCTTCTTTGTTCCCCCACGCACCAAAGTAATCGACCTCCCCATTCGGGCACAGGCCCTTTAATTTCCATTCTCCAAGTGCAAAATGAAGATCAAGAGTGCCTGCAATGATTAGCCGACCATCCATTATCTCAACAAGCATGTTCTCATCGGCATAATAATCCAAACAATCGGGGTGATTTTTCAAGTGTTCGGTCAAAGCGTGTGCTACATTATCCCCTTCAAGAAAAAGAATTTGCCTTCCACATGCCCGGCATCGGGGGGTCTGCGGTCCTGCCAACTCTGAGGCTGTGTATGAAGGCATCGCCTCCCGTTCCATTTGACTCATCGTTTTTTCTAACGCTCCCCCACAATCCAGACAACGAGGGGCCGATGCCCGACGAAGCTCCCGCCGAAGAACAAAGCGAAGTTTTCTACAATCTAAACATCGCATACTTACCGTTTTTTCGGTGGATAGTTCGGACGATCTCGGCCTTCCTTTTTTGTAGCTATGTCCCCCGTAATCGCTTATGCGAGGCATTTCACCCTCCAAAAAAATGTTTCGCATCCTCGTATTGAAAGCCCATACGTTTCGCGAAGGTCTTATCCGAAGTTTGATCCCCAACGTAAAGACACTTCGACGGATCAAGCCCATATTCTCTTACAAGCTGAACCCCAAGACCGCTTTGCGGTTTCCGACAATAACAACTCACGGGCGGAACCCGATGCGGGCAATAGACATAATCAATGTCTATTGCCAGCAATTCGTTCGTTCGTTCGAAACAAGCTTGAGCGATTTCATCGCTCAAGCCTTTTGCAATAGCAGATTGATTTGATACACCCAAGAAAAGCCGATCTTCGAGTTGTTTCAGTCTTTCTTTTCTACCTTTCATTAAGGCAACTTCACTAGGATCTTCCGGCCAATTCTTGGGGCCGGTCGAATATCGCAGTGTATCGTCGTAATCGAAAATGAGCGCCGAACCGCTACCTTCGATTTTCCAATGCGGAGACTTCCGCACAAAAGGAATTTTCGTAACCCTATCAAATCCTTCGCCTGTGCTTGGTTTCTCAAACTCCTTGCGGTATTTGAACAACACAGCAGGAGGGAAAATGTTGGGACTCTTGATCCCTTTCATCTCTGCTTGGGTAAAGAAAATCTGGCCGTAATTGTCCCACATGCGATGGAGAGCATTAACCTGGGCTTCTTCCAACGAGGTGCCCATCCACTCGCACCGAATCGACACTTGCCTTTTGGTTGCATGTCCAATGAATGGGGCACGACTTTCCGCAGTTGGAAAGAGATTATCCAAGACAATATCTTGGTCTTTGGAGATAGCCGCGATCATTTTGGGGAGAAGGTCGATGACCTTCCCTCCTTCCTTGTCTCTGTTGAGATGGACGTATCCCTTGCGAACATATCCTTCACTTAGGCCACTCTTGCCACTGGCCGGGAAGCCCAACACCATTACGATTTCACTCAAAGTTCTCTCCTAATGCACCCATTCATAAGTGATCTTCTCCATCTGCTTATGAAATTCTTCGGAAGTTCTCAAGATCTCCTGCCTCAAATTAGGCAAAGTTTCGCGATCAATCTTTCGGATTTCATCTTCGGTGATACTCAAATCACCCTTCCAATTATCGTTGTCGGGACACGATCCCAAGAGTTTGATGACTCGTTCTTGTTGCTCAACGGCAACTTCTCGGGCCTTTTCGGCTTTTTCGATATCATCTTCAAGAGTATCGATCTTCTTCCGAAGCTCAATTCCAAACCTGAGATTTTGATTGTCGCCAATCGGAATATCGCGTTGGATGATGTTTAAATCAAACCAAGAAACAGCCCGATTGCCTTCAAGAACAGTGCTGGTTTCAACACTTATTGTCTCTTCGACAACAAATTGGTACTGTCCGTTGGGCGGGAGAAGGAACATCATGCGTTGAAAACCAGGATGTTCCTCGACAGGGATTTCCTGATCGTTCAGCGATGCCTTGACGGCACGTTTTCCGTTATAGGGCAAAAGATGGTCGTAGTCGAAGACAAACTTAAATTCCTGATCCCGGCTATTTGTGACACGATAGGTCGTCGTCACACAATAATGCATCGCCGTGGTCCCAACGCCCTTTGAGACTTTGAGCGACATAAAATCATTGGAATGCAGGCAACTAAGTTCCTCTACCTTTGCCCCTGTTTCCAAAGCATGGGGAAGAATCTGCTTTTCCCCCGGCTTACAGCACGACAACACACACGATCCAGCATAGACTCCATCATCATAGACCGTGCAAACACCTCGTCCCAAGGAATGGTCCGTTTCATTGATGAATTTTATCGCTCGGAAAGGTCGGTCTTTGTGATCCTTTTTGCGATAGAACAAAATTTGTTCATTTTCATTTAGATCAGTATTGAATACTGGAATCGTCGCAGACTCTCCAGCCCCAATCGAAATCGGATTTGCCGATTCGAAGATGGAAAAATCACCAATTTCATGGGTTTCGACCTCGGCTTCAAGACCGGGTTCATCGGTATAGTAGATATCCATCTGGGCATCGCCGCTGGCGAGTTGTTGGAGGACGTTGGCATCATCGTCGGAATATCCCCTCGTAGCCTTCCTTTTACTGTTTCCGGTCGGTCCAGTCGGTCCAGTCGGTCCCGTTGCCCCTTGGAAGCCCATCGCCGCCAAAGCTCGGCCTTCGACAGGACCAACAGCACTGTCGGCAACTACATTGATCGAATTGCGAGCAGGAATTTTTGCCCTGGCGAGGTCTGTTCCAAAAGTAATCGGCTCTCCGGTAACCACCGATACAATGAAGTCATTCCAGTCTTCCTCCGTGTTGTTATCAACAACGGCGAACCCGTCCAAAGAACAATTCTCGGAATTACAGTTAAGACGATAGCTGATCTTCCAAGCGGCGGCAGGAACCGTGTAGTGAACGATAAAATCGGATTGAACGACTTCGCATTCGGGATCAGTATCCGGCTCTACTTCCAAATTGATCGTTGTAGAAAGCGGCCTGATCTTTTCAAACTGGCGACGGAGAGCTTTGTCCACTTCGGCTTGGATCGCCTCGTCCAAGAAACAAACGTTCGTGATGCTGCTAAACGGCACATTCTGAACACCTGCGTCCGTAAGCAGAGACATCGCATGACGGGTAACAGCTTCCCCGCCCGTGCCCTCTTGCATCGGAACTAAACCAAACAAGGTTCCTTCGATAGAACCATTCGTTGCACGGTCTATCTTGACGCGAGCCCCAACCAGCTTTGTCGTAAGGTCGCATAAAAGATTGGCATGATTGAAACTGAGGCTTGCCTGAGTTTCGTTCTCTGGAATGAAGCTCGGCGGCTTCTTGAGTTTGACCGCCCCATAAACATTCAGGCTCGCGAGAACATCCCCGATATGAGGCTTCTTTACCGGAATGGAAACGCTTCCCTTTGCAGTATCGTATGTTCTGCGAAAATCAGCAATTCCGTTGCTGAAAATGGTTACCTTGTTGGGCATTGAAACCTCCTAACCTAGTGTGCAATATGCGGCCACCTTTGTGTGGCCTGGAAATGGGGAACAGGGAACAAATTGCCCCTCTGTCAGAGATGGACGTTTCGGATCGTGAGATCGCCAACGATAGAAATATCTCTTGACGGGACGCTGGTAAAAACCTTCGTAAATAGCCTCAATAACAACGTGGGGATAGTAGCTTCCTTGATAGATGTTATCGCAGTTGTTTACGACATGATCCTTCGCCAGATCGAGATCAAAGAAATACCCCACCGTTCGCCTACGCTCGGGCCGGTCTAGGCAAAATAAGGTCACAACGTAAATTGGTGAGGCCATTGTAAAAGGAAATTCGGGCTGGCAAGCCAGCCCGAATTTCTTATCCCTTTGTACCAGCTTCTTTCATGAATTCGAGCCTTTGCCCCTGCTTGAGCAGAGTCCCGATCTTATCTTCGACAAGATGCCCATCGACATAGGCTTCCGCACCTTCTTCAACGCTGAACAAGTCACGGAGGGCATTTTCCGCTTCTGCGACGGAGAGCCCTTGGAAGTCCATCATGACGGTATGGGCACCATACTTACACTCGACTTTACCGAGGGCTTGTTCGGCCTTTGCCACAACGTCCATAACATTTGGACGCTTTTGCTCTTGTCCACCCGCACCGCTTTCTTCGGGACCGCCAGTGGGACCATAACCAGGGGTTGGCTTGATTTGTTCTTTAGCCATTCGATACAATCTCCTTTTCTCGGTATTGTTTGAAGTTTTGTTTGTTGTCAGTAACATTCCCATTTAGATCGAAGAATATTTCGTCGTATCCCAGGATCTCATGGAGAAATGATTCAGGTTTATCCACCCAACCGTGGAACATATTCAGCATCAATGCTGCGGCCATGTTGTTGGCGATCAGCAGTTGCGGAGCCGCCTCGGCCTCTTCCAGGCATCCCGAACGATCTTCCTCTTCGTTCGGGTGAAGGTCAATTGGATTTTCGATTTCCTTATGTACGTCATGCATTGGAGGCGTTAGGTTCTCTCCATCTTTGCGAATGAATACCTGCACATTGCCATCGGTAAAATCATTCCCTCCGCTGAATAGTACGACATTCTCCAATTCTTCTGCACAGTAATGGGAAACCAAACGTCTGGTCTGGTGGTTGTCTACACACAGGAAGACAACATCTCCGTCCTGGAGCAGCAATGTAGCATTTTCATCGTCAATGTAAAGAGGGAATGCCGTAAAAAACAAATTGGGAAACATATTCTCCAGATCATGTACGGTGACCTCAGCCTTATTTCCCCGCTCCACGAATTTCTGCCGGTCTTTGTTCCTTTCTTCATAGGAATCTCCGTCGATGATCCCAACGTCCACTTGACCGAAAGAATATCGAGCAGAACCGAAATTCAACACACGGCACAATATGGGAAGAAGGCATCCACCGATCCCACCGGCACCGATGACTTTAACCCTCAGATTGTCCATCTTCATCCTTTCTAGTTTCTACCTCAGATCGCCCATCTTCATCATCTTTTCTAGCTTCTACGCTTTCCGCGTCGGCGGAAATTGCTTGAGACAGGGCACGATTCCAACGGTCGTCCGCTTCTTCTTGGGCGACACGCTGATCCAAACCTGCGTCGTCCCCGTACTTCTCGTTCAATTCGGCAATCTCTTCGGGAGTAAGTTCTCCCTGGCCTTGGCCCAAGTCGGTGTCTTGAATCGGCGGGGCATCATCGTCTTCTACGTCTTCGAGGAATTCCCATTGGCCGTTTATCAGGCACCACTCGCCATTTTCTTCTACATCATCGTAATCGTAAGTCTCATATTCATAGGTAATGCTACCGCATGAGACTCCACCGCTACGATTTTGAAAGATCTTTTCGGTAACGCGAGGCATCCACTCCCGGTTGATTTGTTCCCACGCTTTCTCCATTTCGGCCTTTTGTTCGTCGGACAAAACAATGTCGAAGTAGTCTTGATTATCGGAAGTGGAAATGTAGTATTTTCGCTTTCCACGTTTTGCGGTTGTTCGTTCAAGTCCAAGAGCGATGTTTTCGGGCGGAAGCCTCCACCGTCTACCACCGATCATCACGGACGCACACAACGAGCAATACTCTTCGTCGTCCACAAAACCGATGGTTATATGCACGCCATCTTCGTCCTGTTCGTCCCGGTGGTCGATACCGCTGTGGTATGGCGAAAAATCGGCATGAGAGTGAATCGTGCCGACCCAATCCCACTCAGGAGGAGTTTGTTGAAGTTCAGCGGACATCTTATAGTCCACCCCTGCCATCGAAACCTCTTGTGTCGGACACCAAAGGTCATAGGTCTGTTCGGCGGCATTGTACATTAACATCAATTCCGCTTCGGTTCTGAATTCCCCAAACACCGTTTGAAAGAATCGCCATGCTCTCTCGATGATAAGCGGAGGAATCTTCGGCAACAGGAGCTTCGGAACAAACTCGACGTTCGCCAAAAACTTAGCGGATTGTGCGGGAACAACGGCTTTGATGATGCCTGTATCCTTGGAAATTTTCACTCCATCCGCAGTTAAGGCATAGAAGTTCCCCTCCATTGGCAACTCACTAGGTTTGATAAATTCCGCTGTCGCTGATGGCAGGATAACGGCATCCTCTTCCACCACGACGTAGAACGGCATCGCGATAACCTGCCTTGCTTTTTGCGGCTTTTCCGGCTGTTGTTGGTTTTGTGTCATTACTTCTCCTTGTGAATATTACATTATAGTCATAATTTGGGGAAACGTAAAGCAACTTTAGCGATTGGAATCCACATCTAAGTTCGCTTCGATTTTATGGGCTGTTTTTCTCCAAATCTTCAACATAATATCGCGAAAAACCCTTCTCGACAAAACATTGTCTTCGAGAGCTTCTCCGACTTCTGCCTCAAAACCATCCCAGCATTGCAGTGCAGTATGGATTTGTTGGGCACACTTCTTTTTAAGTTTTTCCTGTCCTCGTCGGAGTTCATGGTCATACACTCGTTCTAGACGACCCCATTTCAGATAATTGATGCCCAAAACAAAATTCGCGTTCTTTTTGCTCGCGACTTGCCACTTGCGAAGAGTGCTAAAATAGTCAGGGTACTTGTAAGCAAGATAGTCGAAGTTGTTCTGGTGATCGCAGTTAAATCCACGGCCCCAAAATCGACCCAAGTATTTGTCGGTATACTTGTTGATATCGCTGAAATCAGCCATTTCGAAATGATCTAACGTCTGCCCCATACACACTTCGGCATCACTCCTGGCGATGTTGGGGAGGTTGGTATGAAAGAGCATGTCGTTTTCGCTCTCAAGAGGCCTGTTGCGATAAAAAACCCACACCCTCGGCTCATCGAAATGCCGACTCATGTTCTTGTCTCTTTCCCCGTCACCAACGAACCAATTGAAACGAAACACGAAAACAATGTAGGGAAATGCCAAGCAATAAGGACGCAACGCCTTCATTCCCCTCCTGCTCCATGTCTCGGGCTTGACGAAGACATCGGGGCTCATACGAACCGTTCTCTTCGTGGGTGTTTGTTCCACAACAAGAATAGTCGTATCTTTGACGCGACGGTGAAACCGAGTGCCGAGAGGAAGAGTGCCGGTATATTCTTCGGTGTTGGCGGGCAGTAGATTCTCGATCACTTTCTCAGTGATGACAGCCCGCAGCTTCGCCGCAACAGTCTGGGCAATGAGCCTGATTTGGGCCGATCTTTGATCGATGATGGAGGCATGAATATCATCCACTTCTTGAAAGATGTGTTCTCGCCCTACTTCATAAACACTAGTCATTAACTCCAATCCTTTGTCAAATCTTTGAACCTCACTCTAAGTAAAAAAATCCCCCTTTTGATCGCTTGATACACCGCTTGTCGTGACATCCTCATCGAGCAACCAATTTCACGCATAGTCCTTTCTTTCAGATAGTACTCCACAAGAATCCTCTTGTTCCGTTTGTCTCTCTTTGTATCGTCAGGATGATCGGCCAAAAGCTCATCGATCATAGGGACAAGTTCTGCCATTTCGAAGTTGTGGGTATCTTCTACTACCATACACTCATTCTCGATGGCAGACATTTCCATCTGTACTACAGGAATCCTAGTCTGGTGCTGTCGGCGGCGATGTCCGTCAATAATGGCTGACTCGATCAAATAAGTCGCCCAAGTAGAAAAATTCCCCCTCGCTTTTGTGTGTGTCTCGATTGCTTTTAGAAGCCCAAGACACCCATCACCAAAAGCGTCCGTATCTTCGACATCCATCTTTCCGCAATACTTCATCGCGGCGGAATAGACAAGCCCAATATGATCCTTCGCCTCCTCCTTACCTACTAAGTCTTCTAGAGTCGTCGTAAAACGACCTATTTCGAAGGTTTCGTGGGGAATGGGTTCTGCTAATGCTGTCATAGTTCTCCTGCTTGTGGGACAATTATAGACCGAATAATTTCGATTGTAAAGTCGAAAAATTTTTGGGCCAATAGAAAGTTCCCCACTTTTGGGGGGAACTTTCTATTCTAGGTAATCGGCAGGGTCAATATCCCGCAAATCCAAGTAACTTGTAGGTTTAGGTAGCTCTCCGTTCCTGACCGCTTTTATGAGATTTGCCACACTTGTAGCTGTGTCGCATGGGGCTTTTTCTAAACATTTTTGAGCCATATTGACGGCTTCATCGTAGTTTCCCTTCAACATGAGAATCAAAGCATAGTTACTGTAAACCGTTGGATCGTCCATGAATTCCGTCGCAAGACTTAGATAATAAATCGCCTCATCTAGCTTGTCAAGCCTAGCTGCCGCCCAGGCCAATTCCCGCAGAACCATGCCGTAATCTTTGCCTTCGTCTTCACCCGAGAAGGATGGCTTCTCTTTAAGAAGTTCGTAACTTTTCTTGAAGCTCTCGTATTCTAGTTCCCACAAAGTCAAAGTCTGAAACGCTTTACCGCGAAACCACCAAACCCAACAGTTGGCCTGTTCTGCCAGGATGATTTCGTCTAAAATACAGATCCCCTTCTTGACGGCTGCTCGGTCTTCCTCCGTTAAAGACGTAGTGAGCCGGTCTTCATATAAGATATGGGGATCAATCAGATCAATTGCCTCATCGTATTTCCGTTGTGCTTCCGTCCGATTCATCCTGTTGCTCCTGGGGATGTTCTCGTTCTACGCGAAGTTGGAAATCGGGTCGGCGGTCCTTTAATTCAGCCAGAACCAACCAACTCATTTCTCGAACTAATGCCCTGTGCAGGGGATTGTTCTGATTGTATCTCCCTTCGGCAATATCTAGAATTTCATCACGTTCACCATAAAAGTGATGATATAAGCGTTCGCGAGCGTCCCGCTCGCGAACGCTTTTTTCTATTTCCATGACTTCCTTTTCAACTTCTTCGAACGAATCAATCGTTTTCGCCGCTTTATCCAGGGCATCTTGCGGCTTACCGCAACCCACGTAAATCGCACAAAAAGCAGCCCACAAGAGACAATGGAGCCAAAACAGCCTTGTGGCTTCACGATTCATTTTATCTTCCTTTCTTGTCGGCCTTAACAGCCTTTTCCAGAGATGAGCCAATTAGTTGATATAGATGAACGGGATTGATGCTTCCTAGTTCTGCTTCGACATGGCAGGCATCTTTGCAGAGAGAAATACCGTTTTCCTTAACATAACCTCCGTTCTCGAATTCGTTTCGATTTGTAATGTGGTGTGCGTCTAGTTCTTCTTCTGCTTTTTCTGGTGTGGATTGGAATCCGCAGACCCTACAGCGGTAGCGGTCCCGTGCAAAGACCGCCGATCTAAACTGCTGCCGGATTTGCTTTTTCTCTTGGCTCATTTATGCCTAAAAGTAATTCTACCTTTGGTCATATCGTAAGGTGTAATCTCGACGGTCACCTTGTCTCCTGGAATCACTCTAATGTAGTGTTTCCTCAGTTTCCCGCCAAGATGACAATCAACAATATGGTCACTGTCGTTAAGTTGGACACGAAATCCGCCTTTAACGGCTTCAACAACAGTCCCTTCTGCTTCGAGGGCATCTTCTTTTTTCTTACTCATATTTGTTCCCCTAATTCTTTGCCTACATCGAGGCTAGTACCTTCTCGCTTATCCATTATCGCTTTGATCTCATCAAATGAAAAGGGACGATATTCTCCTAAAAGTCTGAATGCATTATCTACCCCCACATCCATTGCTCTTCGATTGGGGAAAAGCTTATCTGCCTTTTCTTCTATTGTCGCGTGTGAATGACCGTAGAGATTCCATCCTCCACGATGCGAACCGTACCAAACCAATTTGGCCTCATGGGCCATACGAATAATCTGACCATCTTTCTTTAGTGTATATTCCTGATACGTCCGTGTAAACGCGGGCGAAATATCGCTTCTATCATGATTTCCCCAACATAGAAAAATCGTGTTGCAGACAATTCGGTTCCGCAAGCTCTCAGCGAATTGTTTCAACCTTCTAGGTGGCCCGAAACAAAAGTCTCCCAGATGCCACAAAATGTCGTCAGGGCCAACCGTTTTATTGATCTGGTCGATCAAATACTGATCGTGCTTGTAGAGCGATTGGTCAGAGGGAATCCAACCCTCGCCTCCGCGTCCTTTCAATGGTATATTGTTATCCAAACAACTCAGTTCATGTTCCGATAAACAAAATCTACGATTTGTATACGCTGGAATCCTCCGATGAGAGAAGTGCGTATCTGCTGTGAAAAATATACTCATACCTAGATTATAGCCTACGGGAGCCTATGTGTAAAGTGGCTAAATCAGCCATTCCTGATGCTCTAGAGTCCATTTAATGATTTTTTCTAGGCTTTCTCGGAAAGATAGAGGTGGAACCCAACCTAAATCCCTCAATTTACTGCCATCTAAGGCATATCTTCGGTCGTATCCAGGACGGGCCGATTCGCTAGGAACTAGACGATATTTCAACTCCTTCCCCATGATTTCCGCCACCATTTGAGCAAGTTCGAGATTAGAAAGTTCATGCTCCCCGCAGATATTGTAACGGTCGGGTCGTTTCGCTCCTTGAGAATATAATGCGACTGGATTACATAGAATAAAGATGAGGGCATCCGCTTTGTTCTTGGCATGAAGATAGACGCGGGTTCCGATGCTTTCGGGTGAATCGCCATAGATGGGCATTTCCTTGCCAGCATAAACATATTGGATTATCTTCGGGAGGAATTTCTCCGGGTCTTGCCACTCGCCTATGATGTTCATGGTATTTGTAAGAACTACCGGAACATCGTAGGTTCGCCAGTAGGCAATCGCCATCGCCTCTTGGGCGGCTTTGCTGGAAGCGTAGGGATTTGAAGGAAGAATCGGTGCCCATTCTTTGTGCCCAGGAGCCCCAAATGCAACATCGCCATAAACTTCATCCGTTGAAATCTGGAGGAATTTCTTGGGCTTTATCCTACGGGCAAGCTCCAACATGTTGATGGCGAGTTCGTAGTTGTTCCTTAAACAATGTGTCGGATCTGTTGTGGATCTTTCGACCGCACTATCGCTCGCCATATTGATGAGGTAGTCGATTGGCTTCTCGGTAACTACCCCTCTATCATCTATACGCCGCTCCAACAAGAGATTTTCAAGTTGAGGACTAATGGGGACTGAAAGATCATGATAATGGATTTTGACTCGATTGCGAATCTCGTCACTTCTTGTTAAATACTCATCTCCTCGACACTCTGCCACCACCCAATCTAGATGCTGGTCGAGTGCGGAATCAACTCTACGCAGTACACCCTTATGTCTAAACGAATCAATTCCGACGATTTCCCAGTCCGTGTGTTTCAGAAAATATTCAAGGCAGTGGGCTCCAATGAAGCCCGCTATACCTGAGAGCAACACTCTTTTCCTAGCCATTTTCGAAATCTCCCGCAATATCTCCTAGTGACTTGCCTTGATTCACATACAAATCATACAATTCATCTCGGGTCAAATTTAACTTCCAACTCCCTTTCAATCGTTGTTTTCTCCAAGCAAAGCTTCTAGTTCTCTTCTCAGTACGTTCTCCCTTTGAAGGCCGACCATCGTCTTCACAAGTTCGCCGCCTTTGAAAAACAAAAGTGCAGGAATAGCAGAAATTCCATATTCTTTTGCCAGATTTTTCTCCTCTTCAATATTGACCTTGCCAATTTTGACCCTGCCTTCGAATTCCTTTTCTAGTTTTTCAATCGTGGGATTCATGGCATTACATGGCGGGCACCAACTGCCCCAGAAGTCAGCTAGAACTGGCATGTCGGATTCGATCTCTTGCTTAAAATTCTCTTCGGTTAAAATCATGACTCTTCCTTTTGGATGCCCTTAGTTTTCAAATAAGCCTCTAGTTCTGCGGCTTGGTCAGGAGTCAAACTCGCGATCTTGTCCCCGATTTCGTGAATAAAGTCGTCAAATGGTAGGGCGGAAACAGCGATACCGCCACCACCCTTACCGCTTCCTGAATCTTGTGTTTGTGTTTGCATTTGCATCATTCTTTAATAGAGCGTGTACGATATAAAAAAGCCCACTTTCGCCTGCGGCGAAAGTGGGCTTCTATAAAATTTCCCGCACTTAGTAGGTCGGTTTTGAGATATCATCTGGATGCCCCGATGGGGTTATGTCCTTTGGAATCGTAGGGGCACTTGGAATCCTTATAGATTCTGCCTTATTGCTCTGTACGGTGACTTTCGGGCTTTTCATCGTCGGCATTCCGGTCGTTTTATTGATTTGTTCCTCAAGTTTTTCGATCCTATTTAACAGATTTTCGATCTGTTCATCGGATGGAGTGGTTAAACCTGGGGCGAGTGCCGGGCCTGTTGGTTGCGGGGTGGTTGGCTCCACCATCGGAACCTTTTTGGGGATCGTCGGATCAGTCGGAAGCGATGGAGCGGGGGCCACACCACTCGGCCTAGCTGCCCTTGTCGGAGTCCGTTGAATGAACGAGTATTTCACGGGCCGTGCAGTATAATTTTGATACGCGAATCCTCGCGAGTAATCGAGAACTAGAGTTTTGGCTCCAGTTCTTGTTTGATAGGCAATCGTCGGCAATTTGCAGTTAATTACCGGAATGGATGTACGGTAGCCACCCTCTAACACGACTGATGTATAGAACTTACTACAAATCGGCCCTGTGTTTTTGAGGATTTGGTGTTCGGCACATGTTGTCGGACAAACGTAAGTGTAAGTCGGACAAACGTAAGTGTAAGTCGGACAAACATACGTTGTAGGGGAGCATTGGCCCGTTGTCATAATGGCGAGGGCGAGGAGGGTGTGGATCATTCTTGGGACTCCTTATAGATCTTTGCGAAACCTGACGAAAGTGATACATCCTTTACCTTCTTCCAACAGCGGTTCTCTTCATCCCACGTAAACGGAAGATCAGGTATTGTGTCAAGAATATCAAAAAGCTCACCCGCAGTTTTTGCATGTTCTAGACACCTTTGAAAAACTAGCGGGTGGACATTGTATTTTTCTCGCAGTGATTCTACGATTTTCTCGTCTATCATTTCTTCTTTTCTTTGGCGAGCTTGTAGCGGCGATAACAAAAACACAAAATCACACCGCCAACGATGCTCATCAGAAAGCCGGATGCCTGGAATGGGCCTCCCCAACCCAGCACCCAGTTTATTGTACCACCAATGAAAGAACCTGCAACCCCAATTCCCAAAGTCGGGAAAAATCCGGTCGGGTCATCGCCAGGGTGAATAGCCTTAGCAATCAAGCCGACCAAAAGGCCGAATATAAGCCATCCCAATAACCAAAACATGTTTACCTCCTATTTGCTAGCGGTTATCTGTAAGTAGCTATCCGGCGTCTTGCCTTTATTGATATCTTCCGACAGATTTGTGATATATCGTTCTAGTGCTTCATCAAATTTTCTTTCTGAGGAAAAACCGAAGATTTCCTTTAGGTCTTTTTCCTTATTGTCTGTGAGAACAAATGTCAAAAATTTCGATTGTCCGAATTCCTTTCTTAGCAACAAACAGGTTGTCGCTGCCTGTTGATCGAAAAGTATTTGGGTTTCTTCTGGTAGAGCCCGCCAATCTGATTCACTCATAGAAAATAGCCGCTGACTTGGCATAGCCTTGGTCTTTAGCGAGCCTAATTCTTGGCGAATTTGAGGAAGTGTCCCGTTTAGAATCGCCATACCCCGATGAGCCCAAAACCCTATTTTGATGTTTCTAGTGCATAGTTCGTTTAGACATACTTCGGTCAATCCGATTGGGATTACACAGGCGGGCGGTTTGTCTAAGATCAAAAATATAGTTGTAGACTCAATTTTGCCGTTGGGTTTTCTCTTGTTGTAGATGGCGGAATGATCGAGCCTGTAAAGTTCCTTCATCAGGTCCTTGGTGGGAACGCAAGCGATTTTACATTCCCCCGAGAACTCAACGTCAGGAAGCCCCCATCTGGCGAATACCCAACTTTTCATCTTTTCAATGTTTTTGGAAAGGTATTCACCTTGCTTCTGATTATAACTGAGAATGATAAAATTCTCTGTTTGCCATCTATTCCAGAACTCTTCTGGGACGGGTGGATTTGCCGCACATGTTGTACACAGGCACAAAGCTAAAACCAAGGCTCGAATCATTTCGCTCACCTATGCCGCAATTTCGTATCGTAGATCCTCTTCCGAGAAAACTCTTTTAATCTTCTCTCTCGATTGTTTGAGAATTTGCGATATTCGGGATTCTGTAAGATTGAGAACTCCTGCTATTTCTTTGAGGGTCCTATTATCAACATAATACAACATTACGACTCTTCGGCCAATAGCATTTAGGAATTTTGTCACTTTTTCGAAAAACTCCTCAGTGTTGCTATTCTCGTAGTTATAGCACAGAATGCCCAGTATTTCATGCTCCAGAGTGCGAATTTTCGCTTTCCTATCCCACATCAATTCCCTCAGATAATCGAGGATTTCCCCGCATATTCGGAATCTGGCGTAGGTAGAAAAGGGCACTTTGCACTCAGACCTGAAACGATTTGCGGCTTTGACTAGCCCCATGTATGCGGCAGATTTTAGCTCGTCTATGTCCACGCAAGGCGGGACTTTTTTCTTCTTTTCCCAAGCTAATTTGTTCGCAAGTGGGAGATAGTCCAAAATCAAAGTATCACGTTCACACGTTTCCATAGTTACTCCGTTTTTCAAGTTTAGAAAGTTAGTTAGTATATCGGTAAAATGTAGTTGGACTTTAAGCTTCTTCTTCTTGTAATGTTGGTGCGGGAGCTTCCGCATATCCGTGCATTTCAAGAATAAATTTGCTTATCGTCCGATTGCCTATTTGAACCTGTTTTAACTGTTCGGCTATGAATAAAGCCTGCTGTTCCAACATGTCCTGCGTCTCTGTGATTTGGGCCTTATTTTCGGCGGTCGTGTCGGCAATTCTTACCAAAAACCCCGATGACGTTACCGTGAAAATTAGGTTTAAAAAGGCCAAAACTGCCAAGGCTATGACACTTATCAAAATTGCAATTTCCATAATTGTCCTTATGCATCGTCTTCTTTGTATTATAGTATTGGGCTGAATAATTTACTTACATTGTGGTGTTGTTCTAATCCGTCATAGACGCAGACAGTAGCATTTAGGTGCCAACTTTCCCAGATTTTAAATTTTACGCAGGGTAAGTCACCGATGATGCCCTTAATACAGCGTGCCACCTTACAGTGTAGCCAGAGGTTCCAGCACTATCCCGCACCTGTAGTAGTAAATAACTACTACCGCTGGGAACTAGTTGAACCTCATAATTAGAATCATCTTCATGTAATGCCACATAATTAAATTGATTGACAACGTAAGTAAAACCATCTCTTTCGGCTGAAAATTCACATACATAAGACCAAGTTTGAGCCAGCCCGCTTGTTGCCCCAGAAATCCAAATTGTTCCTGTCCAGAGTGTGTCGGCTAGCATAATGATACGTTGTCCAGCTACGTTGCCATCGGTACTTAAAGTAAACCAATTCGAAGTACTATGCGTGGCCTGATACCTAGCGTGAATCAAAACGGCTTGAGCATCGCCAGTAGCAGCAAATCGGCCAGAGGCAGATACGTGGGCACCTATAGCAGTAGATGTTTTTGCGTAGTACCCACTCGCCATTGAGTAGCTTCCTGTTGCTTCACAAGATTGTCCACCAGGAATTGTACTGGCAGTACCGGAGGCTACATTAAGATAGCCCCCGCCAATACTGATATAATCATTGGTAGTTATTTGGTTTTGTCTACCCGCAACGATACAACTATAATCGGCAGAAGAGCCTACTGAATTTGTGTTGCCTGCACCGATAAAATTATAATTATTCGCTACTGTGTTATCGTATCCTCCCGCTATTGTTCCATGAGTTCCAGTAACATCATTAGAAAAACCACCACCAATAAATCCAGTGCTGCCTGTAATGCTGTTGGTAGTACCCCCACAAATAGTTCCATAGGTTACGGATACAGTGTTGCTTTTACCTCCACATACTACTGTGTGAGTGTGAAACCCAGTGCTAGAAGTGTTGCTTTGCCCACCACCAATAAAGTTGTATTGTCCAGATGAATTGTTGGTGTTACTTGCACCGCCGCAAATCACAGAGTTTACTGCATTACAATCGTTTGCATTGCCGCCACCAATAAACGAATATGCATTATCAATTTGGTTGTTATATCCAGCGACAATTCCACTGTAAAACGATGTGACCGCTGCCCCAACATCATTAAGTCTTCCACCACAAATCACTGCATAATCTGTGTTTGAGCCTACTCCTATAGCATTGCTGGTGCCGCCACCGATAAAGCAACGATCTGCATTGGTGGGCAAAGAATTTTGTTCACCACCACAAAGGACGTTATAAGTACCGTTACCAATAGTGTTAAAATATCCACATAGTATCCCGCTATAACTGCCAGAACCGACAGCGTTCCGGCGACCTCCTGTAATGACCGCTCCTGTTCCAGCAGCTACTTCTGTTGCAAGTGATCGATAAGTTTGAAGATCAACCGAATACTCGCCCCTAGCGTTACCAGCTATCGTAGTTCCTACATTCCTTGATCGGATATTGTAGGTATTACCATCGGTTGGTTGAACAGTGCCCCAAAGAGGACTTGGATTTGGACCTGTAGGGCCAGTTGCTCCTGCTGGACCAGTTGGACCGGTTGCTCCTGCTGGACCAGTTGGACCGGTTGTTCCTGTTCCTGTCGCTCCTGTGCTACCCGTTGGACCTGTGGGACCGGTCGATCCTGTTTGTCCAGTGGGTCCCGTTGCTCCGGTAGCTCCGGTAGCTCCAGTTGCTCCCGTTGGACCAGTTGCTCCCGTTGGACCTGTGGGACCAGTCGATCCTGTTTGTCCAGTTGCTCCAGTAGCTCCAGTTGGGCCTGTGGGACCAGTCGATCCTGTTTGTCCGGTAGCTCCGGTAGCTCCGGTAGCTCCGGTAGCTCCGGTAGCTCCGGTAGCTCCCGTTGGACCTGTGGGGCCAGTCGATCCTGTTTGTCCGGTTGCTCCAGTAGCTCCGGTACTTCCCGTTGGGCCTGTGGGACCAGTCGATCCTGTTTGTCCAGTTGCTCCGGTTGCTCCGGTTGGACCTGTGGGACCAGTCGATCCTGTTTGTCCAGTAGCTCCGGTAGCTCCAGTTGCTCCCGTTGGACCTGTGGGACCAGTCGATCCTGTTTGTCCAGTAGCTCCGGTAGCTCCAGTTGCTCCCGTTGGACCTGTGGGACCAGTCGATCCTGTTTGTCCAGTTGCTCCAGTTGCTCCCGTTGCACCGGTCGGACCCGTTGGACCTGTGGGACCAGTCGATCCTGTTTGTCCAGTAGCTCCAGTTGCTCCCGTTGCACCAGTCGGACCCGTTGGACCTGTGGGACCAGTCGATCCTGTTTGTCCAGTTGCTCCGGTTGCTCCAGTTGCTCCGGTTGCTCCGGTTGGACCTGTGGGACCAGTCGATCCTGTTTGTCCGGTAGCTCCGGTAGCTCCGGTAGCTCCGGTAGCTCCGGTAGCTCCCGTTGGACCAGTTGCTCCCGTTGGGCCTGTGGGACCAGTTGCTCCCGTTGGGCCTGTGGGACCAGTCGATCCTGTTTGTCCGGTTGCTCCCGTTGGACCTGTGGGACCAGTCGATCCTGTTTGTCCAGTTGCTCCGGTAGCTCCCGTTGGACCTGTGGGACCAGTCGATCCTGTTTGTCCAGTTGCTCCGGTAGCTCCCGTTGGACCTGTGGGACCAGTCGATCCTGTTTGTCCAGTTGCTCCCGTTGCTCCAGTTGCTCCCGTTGCACCGGTCGGACCCGTTGGACCTGTGGGACCAGTCGATCCTGTTTGTCCGGTAGCTCCAGTAGCTCCGGTAGCTCCAGTAGCTCCGGTAGCTCCGGTAGCTCCGGTAGCTCCCGTTGGGCCTGTGGGACCAGTTGCTCCCGTTGAACCTGTGGGACCAGTCGATCCTGTTTGTCCAGTAGCTCCGGTAGCTCCGGTAGCTCCCGTTGGGCCTGTGGGACCAGTTGCTCCCGTTGGACCTGTGGGACCAGTCGATCCTGTTTGTCCGGTTGCTCCGGTTGCTCCAGTTGCTCCCGTTGCACCGGTCGGACCCGTTGGACCTGTGGGACCAGTCGATCCTGTTTGTCCAGTTGCTCCCGTTGCTCCAGTTGCTCC